TAACCTTTGCAATCTTCTGCAAAAGTGAACTCTCACTTGTAGGAGCAGTATTAGTTAATGCACCAGCAGTAGTAGAAACAAAAAGCTCATCACCTTCATCCCAGTTTGGAGTATCTGTATCTAAATTACCAAGACTACCAAAATTAATAACAGTGACAGGATTATTGGCACTAGCTGCTTCAGATTCGATACCAAATGCTTGCATCCTCGTAGCGTCATTGTCGTCTGCAAGACCCACAACAGTTGTATTTCCAGAAATACCAGAAATGAAAACAACTTCTCCTTTTGCTATAGCTTCACCTGCTTGAGCTTTAAATGAAACAGCACCTCTTAAATCACCAATAAACTCTTCTGCTTCAACTGAACCATCATCTTGTAATGTTACTGGATCAAACCCTAAAGCCCCAGTAATATCTCCGCTTGTTAAAGTATAAGTTGGATCAGAAGCTCCATTTACCCCAAAAGTAAAAGTATTACCAGATTTAGATACTCCTGTTAAATAATAGTTCGTATCAGAACTAAATCCAAGGCTATTAACCCAAGATTCTGTGGCAATTTGTGAACCAGTAACTTCAGCTGTAGTCTGCCCACTTAAAACAAGTAAATCACTACCATATTCACCAATAGTAATTTTATCAAAGTCAGCAGTACTCTCTACCTCCAAGATTGGTAGTCCAGCCGCATCATTAACTGAGAAAACTGTGCCTGTTACTTCATCAGTAACTCCAAAAAGTCTTCCATTAGCCCCATCTACAGAAAAAATAGTGTTTCCACTACCCTCTAAAAATAAGCCAGAAAAAGTAGGAGCATCGCCAGTATTCAACTGCAAATCATCCAGAACCTCAGAAGTAGAAAGAGATTCAAAGGTGGTTTGGTTATTTGATCCTGTGGTTCCTACGAAATACTCTGACATATCTACAAAATTATATACTCTGTTACACTATTTAACAATAAATGCACAAAAAAACCTACCCCAAATCAATGGGGTAGGCTTTAGTAAGAATATTATTAACTTATGTCTTCGATCCAGTTATAATTAATTGTGGCTGAAGTCACCAAGGTAGTAGTAGTTTGATCACTACTAATCTTCAATCCATCGCCATTAACAGCAACGTCAAGTCCATAACTTGTCGCATTTGATCCCTCAAAAGTTTTAGTAACAAAAGATTGAAGCATGTTAGTGCTATCAGAATCTCTACGAATCACACCTTGAACCTTCCACATTGCGACATAACTTCCATTATCATTTTCTCCAGAAGAGCCAACATTAGCAGATTGCACAACACCTTCAAATGCAACAGTTGTTTTATCATTAAGGTCAATTGCGTTTCCATTAGTGAAATCAGTAGTAATGCCATTGTTCTCTGTTCCACGAAGAATAAGAACTCCACCTTTAGTCCGAACATTAGTTTCTGCACTATTGTCATAGCCAAACTCAATCTCATCAAGATGACTTTGATCAGATACAGTTGTTAAAGTTCTGTTTGCAGAAAGATCACCACCTCCAGTTAAACCATTACCATCATTAATTGAAATAGTCTTAAGGGCTTTTGCGTCCAATTGATCTTGAACTGAACTTGAAACTCCAGCAAGATGATTTAATTCTGCAAGAGTAGTGGTAGCTACAGCCACCTTACCATTTGCATCAGATGCAAGAGCGCGACTAGCAGTTAAATCGTCAGCGGTAATTGTACTTGCAGCTCCAACAATACCAGCTTGGATATCAGAATCAGCAACACTAAGAACACCATCAGTAAAGGTAATATTATCACCTTTGACGGAAATATCTAATTCGTGTGCTCCAACTGAGTCAGCACCAAGTTTACCAGAAATAACCGCTCCATTTTCAATTTCAGAAGATGAAATAGTACCATTAGCGGCAGCAGTAATACGACCTTGAGCATCAACAGTAATGTCAGCTGCGGTATAAGCTCCTGCGGTTACTGTGGTATCAGCAAGCTTGTCAGCGGTAACTGCATCATTTGCAAGTTCAGTAGTATCAACACCACCTGCTTTAATATAAAGTGCCTCACTAGAATCGAAATCGAAGTGATTGCTATTTGCATTTACAGTAACTGCATCAGAAGAAACGGAGATACCATTGCCACCAGCGACATTAATAGTAGAAGTTTCTCCAAGTTCTGCTGATCCACCATCAGTAAGACCATTTCCAGCACCAACATTAAAGGTATAATCAGCAAGTTTAGTAATTGCAATAGAACCTGCGAGCATACCATTCGTTACAGAGAGTGGAGCAATCGTTAAATCAACATTATTAATATTTGAACTACCATCAATACTCAAAATTTGACCTGTAACATCTCCACCTTCAAAAGCAATACTACGAGCGGTAGCCCAAGCGTCAGCACCAGTAGCAATACCATCAAGATTAGCAGAAATATCTAAACCATTTGTTGTCCAACCACTATCTGTTCCATCGTTAAAATAAACAAACTCAGCACCCAATCCTCCAACACCTGAAAGTTGAAGACCACCACCAGCAAGAGCTTGAGCATTATTAGCTCCAGTGCCAAGAGTAAGATTTAAGTCTCCAACTTGAACATCTGTTGAGCTAATTGTGGTTGTTGTACCTTGAACCTGCAAATCTCCTTGAACAATAACAAGACCTTCTGGGCCTCCATTGTCTGGATCAAGGACAAGAGTTGCGGGACCAGTAATTGTTGCAGTAGTTCCATCTCCAGAAATCCGCAAACCAGATACTTCGATGTCATTACGTGTAAATGATCCATTATCAGTTACTGCTTGAAGATCGTAAGCTTCTACAGAATCAATTAAACCACTAAGAGTGACAATATCAGCAGTATTAACATCTGCAATACCACTAACGTCATCAATATAACCTTTGTTGGCATCTGCTTTACCACTAGTAACGTCAATGTAACCCTTATTTAAATTTACTTTTCCACTAGTTACATCAATATAGCCTTTATTTACTGTATCACCAGCATCAATATAAGTAACAAGATCACCAGAACTTAGATAAAAATCACCAGTTTGAGTATAACGAGAATCTAAATCAACAGAAACAAACTCTGCACTTGTTACGTGACCATCAGCATCGAAAGTAAAACTAGCATCTTGAAGAACTGTGCCATTTGAATTATCAATAGAAATATTAGAAGCTGGGGTAACATCTGGGTGAGCATTAGCTGCCAAATAGCCAGACATCGCATAAATAGCATCTTGAGAAGCACCAATTGTAGCAACTCCTTCAACAATCTGATCTTGAATTGCTACTCCTCTTACATCTCCAGTAAATGTAGAGATGTCTGTCAGGCTACCCGTAGTAAAATCTACTTGAGTGCCATTTTTTGAACCTTTGTAAATTATATTATTTGCCATGGTGTATTAAAAATAACTAGTTGATTCTAGTTACACAACAAATGGCAAATCAGAAACTTTTAATATTTCAATTGAGTCAAATCAACTTTTCCTAACCAGCGGATATTAGTAGATTCTTTACCAGTAGCAAAAAATTTTAAAGAACCATTTGATGCACTTACTCCAAACTGAACGTCACCAACGCCTATTCCATCATGAATAATGTGATTATGAGGTTGTCCTAATATTTCTACAGAATTAGCACTGGAACCCCTTTTAGCCCCACCATTAACATGCATAACTGCACTATCACCATTATCTGATCGTGCTATAAACTGGCAGCTAAAAAAGTAAGAAGTATTGTCTTCTAAAATAAATCTCGCACTAGATCCATCTAAAAATAATTCAGTTTCAGAAGCATCTGTTGAATGACCACGAAGTAAAAATAAACAAGTCTGAGCATCTCCTGCGGTAGAGAAAAAACCATTAGAGATAATAAACTGACTCTGCTGAGAATTTAAATTTGAATTACCTAATCCTTCTCCAAAAATAGCTTTAGAGACATTCTCTGTATTGAGAGTCTCGACTACTAAATTTTTTAATTTTACTTCTAATGCCATTATGTATTCGGGATTGCTCTTGTTTGTAATGTATATCCTGCACCAATATTATCTGAAAATTCTACGAAGAATCCAGTAGTTGTTACATTTCTTACTGCTGTAAAGTAGGTTCTTTCTCCTCCATCTGGTAATTGAAGTTCACATTGAACTAATGGAGCCGCACTAAATGAAGTTGGGAATAAGATCCCAGTTTCTTCAATGCCAGAAGCAAGTGAAGTATCGAATCTCTGACCTAAATCCCTATCTTCAACCCAAGTTCTAGTAGCAACAGTTTCTCCACCCATTGTAATATCCTGAGTAACTGCTAAATTACCAGTCGGCATTGTAACTCCACTAGCAAAATCAATAGTCAAACTATGCTCAGAAACAGAGTTCTTTACTCTTCCAACTTTACCATCAGCCAAAACAGTAGCTCCATCATGAATAGCCCTTCCTTGTCTTCCAGCAATTACCGTAGAGTATGAGCCACTAGCATAGTTGTTTGTTCCTCCGACAACAATAGCGTTACTAGCATCTTCAATAGTATTATTCTCACCACCAAGAATAATGGAATGATCTGGAGCAATTGTCCCACTTGTAATATTATTACTTTGGCCACCAACAACAACAGCATTCGAAGCTCCTAAAATATCGTTATCATAACCACCATCAACAAGAGAAGCATTTGATTGTCTAATAGAGTGAGAAGTTCCTCCATTAATTGTGTTATAACCAAGGCCACCATCTTGAATTAAATTTGAACGACCACCAATGATAACAGAATAATCATCACCAGTAATTGTGTTTAATTCACCACCAGCAATAATATCATAGTCACCATAAATCTGGTTGCCACTACCAAGAATAACAGCTGAGTAAAGAGAGTTAACAGAGTTAAAATCACCAACAATTAATGACTCTGCATCAATAAATAATTTCCTATCACCATCAATTAAATTACCAGTAAGAACAATATCTTCTGTATCAGCAGAAATAATTAAACCAGAAGCAAAAGTTTTAACACCAGAGATTGTTTCTTCTCCAGTAATATTTACAAATGCATCTGGATTACCGCCAATTTGATTGTATTGCTCTAAAGTAAGGTGGTAATACTCACCAGAAGCACCACCTTGGATACCAACAAGAGAATTGTGTGAAGTGCCTCCAACACCAACATTAATACCTGTCGATGAAGCTATCGTCAGGTCTACATTTGGAGTTTCTGTTACCGTTACATTAATGCTCATGGAAGAGGAGTTGCAGTTCCGCTAATAGTTGCCGTTCCATATAACAACCGATCAACGCAACCATCTGATTTAATTAAAAATATATCATAGGAACTATAAGCTGGCTCCATAGCCTGAGTATCTGCACTACTTAGAGACATTTTTGCACCGCCATTTTCAGCATCAGTTTCGGTGTAAGTAAAAGTAGCTTGAACAGCTTGGTCATAATCACGATAGATAACTCCAGTTAAATAAACTGCATCTGTTCTAAGATCATACGGAGTATCAGAATCGTCCGTAAGAGTCATTGGGATATCAAGACAAGCTCCCTGCTCAATAATAATATCGTATTTTGTCCCAGCCATTGCTTTATGTTACACTAATTTATTACTTTTTTAAGAATTTATCAGGATTCTTCTCAAACTTTTTAGCTAAAGCAATAATACCATTAATAATTTCTGGTGCTACTACTCCAACTACACCATAAGAAATAGCTTTTATAAAATCGCTAATAGGCGCATCTTTTAAAACAAACCATAGGATTCCAGAAAGGATAGCAGCAGCTATAACATTTCTCCAAAATGTTCTACAAGAATATTCTCCTTTATATGTCAGCATACGTGCAACCATTCCAGCTGCACCAATCACAGGGATAACCCAACCTCCACTTAAAAACTCCCTGATCAAATTTTTGAAATCCATTCCCCTTAATTTACACCCAAAAAGAAAATTTTGTGTATCTATTTTTATACATGGGGGAAAATAGCAAAGATCTTGCGGAAGCAGAAGATTTCGCTTTAAAGTATTGCAATCCAGAAGACAGTGAGCTTATCTCTGACTTGGATCGCCATGCTAGAGAAACTGCTTGGGCATTACTTCAAAGAATTAAACACTTAGAAAGTCAAAAGTGTGTTTGTGAAGAATGTGGGGCTGAAGTAGAAGACGAAGAAGCTACCGAAGAGGTTACAGAAGAAACTGAAAAAGTTGAAGGAGAAGAGCAAGAGGTAAAAGCAGAAGCTCCAGAAACATCAACTTTAGAAAAATTAAATGAGATTGCTGAGAATAATAAAGAATTATTAAAGAAAGCAACAAAGACTGTAGCTGGAGGTGGAGTAATGGCTGCAACAACTCAAACCGCAGCCGCAGCAACACCAAGCTTAACAAGCGCAGTAACAACATTTGTTCAAGAATCTGTAAACAAAGTAGCTGCAATTGGAACTGCTGGAGTAATGTCAATTGGTAGTGGAGCTTACTTCCAAGCTAAAACAGCAGGGACTGAAGGAATGGAGATTGCTGTAGTAACAGAGCAGCAATATGGAGTTTTTTCTAAATTTAATTCATATTCAGAAGCATTAATTGGAGTAACTGCTTTTGAAACAATTATCGAGTATGCCGAAAAAGGATATGGCGATGTCGAAGGAACCAATACAGATGCTAGTGCTGAAGGAGGAGACGGAGTTGGAACTGAAGGTGGCACTGAAGGAGGAGACGGAGGTGGCACTGAAGGTGGCGACACAACAGCGCAAACTCCTGATGGAGAAGGTGGAGATGACACAACAAAAACAGAACCTAAAGAGGAAACAAAGAACCGAATCGATTACGAAGAGGTTAAAGATGATCCTCAAGTAACAAGTGTAGGAGACTAGTAATGGAAGAAATATTCGATAAAATCTTGGCCCCATATATGTCCTCAATGCCTGAGTTTATTATCTCAGTTATGGGCCTCATTGGAACACTTTCTTATATTGTCCCAGAAGACAGTAAACTAGGCAGACTGCTTGGTAAGTTGACTGGCAATTTAACGAAAATAAAAGACTATCTACTAAAAAAGAAAAATAAATGAACAAACTAATACCTCTACTACTGCCATTAATAGCTTTGTCTTCTTTCGCAGAAGCTGCTATTGTAACCTTTACTGGTGGAACTGCAATTAGCCCAGATGGAACTGAATTTGTAACAAACACTCAGTCACAGAACTCTAATATTGTTAGCTACCAAGAAGGAACTGTTATCCTAAATTACGTTTCTCCTGTTAACGACTACAGCTTCCAAACTGTAGGAAACTACTATGGAGCTGGAGATGATGTAATCCATGGCCACTGGACCGCAATCTCTGCAATTGAGATTTCTCGCGAAAACAATGTACCATTTGATCTCCAGTTCTTCCACATGACTTCTAATACTGAAATCGGTGGTGGAGCAGCAACTGGAACAGAAATTATCGCTATCCAAGGATGGCTTGAAGGAGTCGCTGTAACAGAAGAATATATGTTACCTAGTGATGACTGGGGTGGAGATTATCAAGACGTATTCCTTCCAGAATCTTTCGACAATGTTGATAAAGTCGTTATTCGTGACTTAGCTCAATGGGAAACTGGTGAGTGGGTTCAAGCTGAATATTCTGCTTTCTGTTATGGAATGGATAACTTTGTTTTTGATGAAGTTGTGCCACAAGAACTTATTCTTGGTAATGGAGTTGAATTAGAATTAGCTGCTGCCCCAGAACTCAGCTCTTCTTTGTTTGGCGGTTTAGGTTGCTTGCTACTTTTGCAGAGAAGAAGAAGATATTAATTTCTAGTTGACTTTTCTACATAAACTAAGCAAAATATAACACGTATGAAGAATACTATTCTTACACTACTGATGGGTGCTTTTATTAGCACAACAAACGCCTCAATCCTTAATGGACTTGACGCTGAAGCTGGACTTAAGTTCAGCACTTCAACTCTTAGCCAAGGACTCATCCTTCGCGAAGACTCTATCTCAGCAGATGTTTTTGTTTCTACAGAAGCAGCTGGTGGTAATGTTGCTGTTTCAGTTGGCGTTTACGATGTAGATGGAGGAGGAACTGATACTGATCTTTCTCTTTCATATGCTCGTTCTGTGAATGTCCTTGGACAAGATCTTGTTGCAGACCTTAGCTACAGTCAACTTGACTCTACTTGGGGTGGATTTGATCTTATTTCACTTGGAACTGTATATCCTCTTGGATATGTTGATCTTAGTGCAGCAGCTTGGACTGAAGTTGGTGGAGACAATCTCCTTGGACTTCAACTTGGCCTTTCAAAAGGATTTGAGTTGATTCAAGAAGGTCTTGTTTTCGTGCCATTCGTTGAAACTAACTTTGCTGACGAATACACCGCTATCGAAGCTGGAGTTACCGTTTCTTATGACCTTGGAGCTGGACGCTCAATCTCTGCTAAAACTGCCTTCAAAGACAATGACGCAGATGGTGCTGGTTCACTCGATGGATCTTGGGGCTACGCTGTAGCTTTCAATTATACCTTTTAAGGTTAGTGGATAACCTTATTCATGAAATGAAAAGCCCCTCGAAAGAGGGGCTTTTTTATTACTGATTATAAAGCTCTCGCTCAATCTTTCTGTAACGAGCATCTGAATGCCAAACCTCGTCACTTTGAGGAGTGTAAATCCCCTCCTGAGTCTGAATCGCTTGACCCGCCTTCAGCTTCAAGGAAGACGGCTGATATATGTTTAAACTGGTCGTTTTGGGTTCTGAGCTGCCCCCGCAGGAAGTCAGCCCGATCATTGGAGTCATTGTCGCCAATAGCACGTAACCTTTCAATTTCTTCGATAAGTTCATTTTTCTTTTTGTTATGTTTTTCTGTTATTTCAAAGAATGCTAACTTATTCCTTAAAGCAAGGTAAAGCTTCAAACTTTGAGCAAGAGTTTTAATTAAGGACATCATTGCTTTATTATATACACTCTAAAACCTGTTTCCACTCAATCTCTCCAATCACAGAAGTGAGCTTTGTAATATCTGCTTGAGTAAACTTTTGATATTGTCCTTTTAGCTTCTCTGGCATTGCAATCTGTTTTACTTTCGCACCAGAGTTTTCTGCCATTTTGTCAGCGATAGCTTTAAAAGATACGGAATTGCCAGTGCCAACATTGAAGATACCAGAATCGTCATGGTGAAGCATACGGTAATGAACTTCACAAACGTCTTCAACATGCACGAAGTCTCTGCTTGCTTTGGTCCTAAATACTTTGATCTCACCATTTTCTTGAATTTGTTTAATGAATTTAGTAATTGGGCTTGCTTGATCTCCTTTATGCTCCTCATGTGGACCATACACATTGAAATACCTAAACCCTTGGTATGGATGCTTCTCATTTAGAAGCCAGTTATCAAACATATACTTGCTATAAGCATATGGACTTAGAGGAACACAGAACTGATCCTCATTAAAGGTTTCCGCTAAACCATAAACAGAAGCACTACTAGAATATTGGAATTTAATTCCCATATTAGCACACAATTGATAAAGTGTGCCAGAGAAGATAAAATTCTCATTTAAAATCTTTTTTAAATCAGTTTCGGTAGTGCTTGAATTAGCCCCAAGATGAATAACTGCATCAATTCCATTTAAAGCAGGAAGAGATCCACCAAATTTAATATCGTATTCTACAACCTCAATACCCCTTTTAGAAAGATATGGACACAAGTTTTTGCCTATGAAGCCTTCACTTCCAGTGACTAGAACTCTTTGCATGATACATTATATCAAAGCTCGTCCTCGTCTTCAACAACAACTTCAACTTCCTCTAAGAATGGGAAGCCATTAAGTAGATCCTGATGCTCTGCGAATGACTCATCATCCCAGCCCCACTCAGAGAACTGCTCTTCATCATCCCAAGCAAGGACATCTTCAGATGCCATAGAACTTACAGGCTTCTTAGCCCAGAATTTACAACTCCAATAACGAGGAGTAGTTTTATCTTTAGCGGTATCACATTTGTGTCTCGCTCTAAAATTACGACGACGATCTGGATCGTCACGTTTGATCTCCATATTAGGATCACCAAACTTAACCATAATCACATTACCAGTCTTTGGGTTTTTAACATAAACACCAAACTTCTTTTTAGATCCTTTCGGTAATCTAAATGGTTTATTTAAAGTCTTTTTTTCTGCCTCTGAGTAATCAATATCTTCAATATCTTTATGAGACTCTTCAGAAGCATCAATCTTTACAAAATCCAAACGAGCAAGAGCAAAATCAAGTTCATCAAAATCGACAAACGCTCTTCCCTCTTCTTCTAAATAATAATCTTCAGAACCTTTTGCAATGTCCTGATCCGCTGCACGATAAGCTTTTTTAACTTTACCACCACGCATCATTTTTAAAAACATATTAACCCTAGCCATCGCCCATTGACCTCTGGTCTTGTTAGGACGGTGACTAGAGCTAAATGCTCCCGCACCTCTGCGGTATACTTTTTTAAGCTGAGTCAGTGAAACCTTTTTAGAATACTTCTCATTATGCTCTTTTACTTTAGTTTTGAGAGCATTAACGACTTTTTCTGAAAAAGTAATGGATTTTCCGTCTTTACCAGCACTACCCTTTTCGTTCTTACTAGAACCTTTTTTGCGCTCACTAGGCTTTGCAGGAGTTTGCGCTCCGCTTTTAGGCCCAGATCGCTTGGCAGACTGAGATTCAAGAAATTCTTTTGCTTCTTTAGAAAAATCGTATTCCATTAATGGTTGTTACACTTCTTCTGCAAAAACTTCATTATAAGTTTGAAGTTTTTCTTCTTCAGTCATTTCTTTAAGCTGTTTCTCAACCTCTTCGAGAGATAAAGTCGTAATAATATCTATCAACTCATTGAATGTTAAATTACCAGCAATCTTGTTAACCAAAGCTTGTTTTAGATTGTTTAGCTGTTCCTCAGTTAAACTTTCGTTCATACCTACTGAGGAGCCTTGCTTTTATAAATACGAAGATCAGGCTGAGTATCCTTCTCTTTGTACTTGTTTGGGAAAATCACAATCTCAAGTTTTTCACCATTGACTGTTAAGTTTCCAGAATAAAAGGGCTTATCTCCACCCTTGCGCCACAGAGCACCAACTTCGCGCTCTGACCACTCACTACTTTTGTTTTCTTCGTTCATAGATTAATGTAAGATTTAATTAGATGTTTTTTGTTATGTGGGAGTTCTGTATAACGCTTTTTCAAACGCTTGTAAACTCTTTTCATGATTGGATCTGCTTGAAATGAAATCAAGCTCCTAAGATACTTAGAAGTTGAGCCGCTCATTATTTTCCACAAGAAACTCGATCAAGGCTTGTTTTTGCAAGCCGACGAGTAGTACGATTATTACGATCAAAAATGCGAATATACGCATTTGTCTCTCCAAGAAACTGAGCATTTACAGCTTCTCCTTGAGTGGTGTAAAGACCAAAAAAGCGGCCTTTTGTTTTACGAATCGCATTGAGAGCGATTGTTTGCTTGCGATTTAGTTTCATCACGGCATTATTATAAATCATAAATCAATAAAATCAAGTAGATTTAGGCATTTTATCTAAATTAATTTTTGATTTATTCAAAGTGATCTGATCACTAATATATTTATTTATTTGCTTCTCGAAACGATCTTCAAAATCAATTAGGTTTTCGGAATCCTTAGCAAACTTCTTAAGGAACTTGAGGGTATAATTAACTTGAACGTTATTCAATTTTAAATCAAAATTAATCTTCTGAAGCTTTTGATACAAAACTCTAAAGATATCCTTCTTCTTCAATGGTTTTAAAAACACATGGCTATCAAAGAGAGATACTAATTCTTTAAACACAGAAGAGGTTGGCTCCTCAGAGTTAGAGTTGAAACCCATGGAATTATGGTTCTCAACATTACTAGTCACAAAAATCTTAGCATTAGAAAAATCGGCAATATCACCATTAGACATTTGCAACTTACCCTCTTTTAAAATTTGAGCGAATAAAGTTTTAACAGACAAGTGAACACGATGAAAGTCATCAATAATAATAACACTATTCGGGTGAATATTAATCTTTTCACAAAGAGAAGTATTGTTATTCAATTCTGGAAGAATTTTAAATTTAGCGTATTCGTCTGAAAAATGAACGCCACTATAACGAAGAACATTAACACCATTCTTTTCAAGAGTATCCTTCAAGATAGAACAGAAAAAACTCTTACCACTAGAAGCTGGTCCAGTCACACAATAAATACTTGGAGCAGCACCTTTTTTATGAAGCCCATAGTTTGAGAGAGAAACTCCATCAATTAATTTGTTAATCATTTGATTGTGACCAACAAACCTATCCTTCAAACCTTCAGATAAATCAGAAAGAATATTCGGCTTACATAAAGGATTCTCCTTCTTTGAAAAGAAATCTTGAAGATGTTTAAGAGTGACTTTAGGAGATTCTTTTTTCATATCCTCCCCCCACTTCATTAACTTATCATTCATTAAATTAAGCAGAGTGTCTGTAGAAGATCCTTGAGTAATATTAACAACAATCTCTTCTTGAAGACTCTTTATAGAAGGATCAAGTTCCCAATAACTAACTTTAGATTGAGCACCACAATGATCAATGACATCAATTGCTTTATCTGGATAATATTTGTTCGGCAAATATTTTTCACAGTAATCAATAACATTGTTTATAAAATTTTCTGTATAAGTAACGCCATGAAAATCTTCGTAATAAGATGTAATTGTAGGAAGAATCTCCTTCATTTGAAACTTAGAAGGCTCCTTAATCGTTACCCTCTCAAATCGACGATCTAAGGCAGTATCCTTTTTGATTGTCTTTGTATACTCATTAATTGTAGTAGCACCAATACAACTAATAGTGCCTCTAGCCAACTCTGGTTTGAGAATGTTAGAAGCTTCAAGAGAATTTTCTGTAGTGCCTCCTGCACCAACTAAAGTGTGGATCTCATCAATAAACAAAATAATGTTATCATGCTTTTTGACTTCATTAACAAACTTTTCTAAACGCTCTTCAAACTGGCCTCGATACTGTGTACCAGCAACCATGCTAGACAAACTTAAACAATAGATGACTTTATTAGCAATAAGCTCTGGAGCTTCTCCATTTACAATCTTAGCCGCCAAACCTTCTACCAAAGAGGTCTTACCAGTTCCAGCAGGACCAACAAGGATAGCATTTGGCTTTTTCTTCCTACAAAGAATTGTAGCTATCTCAGAAATCTTGTCATCAAAATCTACAATCTTATCAAATTCATCATTAGCTGCCTTCTTATTTAAATTTTCTGCAAATTCATCTAAAATTGGATTATCATCAAACATATCCACCCAGTTTTCTGGAGAACTATCTGTGATAGAATCAAGAAATGTATCTGAGAAATCTTCTAACTCTTTATCTTTAGAAAAAAGAGTGATGTCACTAATTAACTCAGAAATCATTTCATTATCAACGACTTCTCTAAAAGCTTTTGGACAATAATCTTCATTAAGAAAATTCAGAAGAACTACCTCTGGGGTAATGTAATCACCCTTAAACAGATCCTGCATTCTCTCACAATTATCTACAAACTTATTTAGCTTTGGAGTGAACTTCCCAGATACAGTCTTAGTCGGCTTTTTCTTAGTTAAGATATTCGTTGAAGAAAGTTGAAGTGGTTCTATAAGATCATATCGATCTAAAATAGTCTCACAAGACAAACTCAAATTATGAATAAAACAATGGAAAAATATGTCGAGATCTACCCCGCTCCTTTGTAATTCTAAAGATAAATCTTGAGACTGGTTAAATACAGAACGTATTTGAGGAGTAAATGGTAAACTATTCATTATTTTTTGAGATCCTTCAGCTTCATCATGATCTTAGTATCGATAACCCTCGCTGAATTGATAAAACTACTATCACGGTTTTTGCTAGCATTCAAGACTAAAATCGCATCTTTTGACATTTTGTAGGTATTTAAAAAATCAGTAAGTTTGTCAGACTCACTATTATCCATAAAAATAAATTTAGAAGAAGCTGTATTATCAGAAGCTATGATAACCATATACTTATTCCCATTTTGAGAAGTACGGACATAATAATCTTTTACTTGGCAAACTGTTTTGAAAGGAGATCGCTCAGAAAGATCATTTGCTTCTTTAAGAGAATGCATAGAGCCAAACTGATCCTCAAAACAATCTTTTAAATCGTGGGAATAACTGTAACCAAGGAGTGAATTCTCATACCACCAATTAGAGAACTTTTGATGAGATTTATTCTTGTCAAAGATGTCTTTGTAACCTTTAAACTTCTTCTTAAATGTTTCAAAGCGACTATCCTTCATCATTGGTTTGTTGTCATCACCGATAGCATTTACTTTGATTGCTTCAGCAATGGCATTTAAAATATCATCGCCAAATCTATCTTTATATTTAATAAAATTACGTTTTTCTCTATCGGTTAAAATATTGAATGCTTGAGCCTCAAGGACCAACCTACTTCTTCCTTCTGTAGAGTCATCCATAGCTCCAGCTTGAATGAGAGCAGCCAAAACAGAAATGTTAATGCCACATTCTTTCGCGGCTTCAAAAACATCATACTTACTGTCAAAACTCTTTCCTCTAAAAGCAATAAGGCTTTCAATAGACTTCTGAGAGATTCCCTTGATGCTATTTAACCCATAACGAATATTGCCATCTTCAATACTAAAATTCATTTGAGACTTAAATAAATTTGGTGGCAAAAGTTTAATTCCAAAATCACCAAGCTCTTCATGAACAGATGCAACAACATTTAAAGGATCTGGATCAAACTCCGAAGACTCAAGAACAGATAAAAAGAATTCCTGTGGATGTTTATACTTCAAGTAAACCGTTTTAGCAGCAAGTTCTGCATAAGCGAAACTATGAGACTTGTTAAAAGAATAGTCTGCTGATGCTTGCAAGGCATTCCAATAGAAATCACTAATCCTTTCATCAAGACCTAACTTTTCTCCAGCTTCATAAATTCGGTCTTTCCATTGAGGCATCTCATCCACCTTCTTCTTACCAACAATTCTACGGAGAATCTCAGCTTCTTCAAGAGTCAGTTCAAATACCTTGTTGGCAATCTGCATCAACTGTTCCTGATAAAGAATAACATTCTTTGACCAAGAAAGAATCTCATCTAATTCGGGGTGAAGATTTAATTCAGATGGAGCATTTTTTTGATTGACATATGTATCAACAAACTGTAATGCCCCAGGCCGAGCCAAAGCAACTACGTCAGAAAGTTCATTAAGAGATTCGGGCTTAACTTCTTGGCAAACCCTAAAGTTTGTCTCTGCTGAAATCTGAAACAAACCCTCTGGATGATTGTAATCCTGCAAAGCATCATAGATGAACTTATCATTTGGATCAATGTCATCTATATCAATACCAATCTTATCACAGGTTCTATGTGCGATGGTAAGAGTCCTCAGTCCAAGAATATCAAACTTAACCATTAAGTCAGCCACATCATGCATATTGTATCCAGTAACAAAGTCACCATCTTTAGTTCTTTGGATTGGAACAACATCACGAATAGTTTGAGAGCAGATCGCGATACCAGAAGGATGAACTCCTGTATTCTTAATTAGATTCTCAACCTTCTTTGCGTTCTCAAAAGTCCTCTTATGCTTTTTAACCCAAGCAGAAAACTTCTCACTCTCATCTTCAGCATTAGACAAGGAAGAAACTTTTCCATGTAGTTTGGGAATCATATCACTAACTGCATTGGCCTGATCTTCTTTTGCTTCATCAAAATATTTTGTTGCCTCTCTAATGCAAAGCTTAGAACTAAAAGTATTAAAGGTTAAAATCTTGGCCGTTCTACCTTCGTGCTTCTTCTCAATATATTCGATAACTTTTTGCCGCTGCTCATAACTAATGTCAGAGTCAACATCAGGGAGAAGACTACCAACGAGGAACTCCTTATTCCGAACATCATAAACCTTCTTAGCTCGACTCTTTGAAACAAATCTCTCAAAGAAAAGATTGTGAGGAATCGGATCAATATTGGTTACTCCAAGTAGATATAAAACTAAAGAACCAGCAGCTGATCCTCGACCAGCACCAGTTGGAATATCATTCTCGTGACAGAAGTTTAAAACATCCCAGTTAAGCAAGATGTAATCAGTAAACCCCAACTCAACAAAAGTCTCAAGCTCTTGTAGCGTCCTATCAAAATAAACTTTTTTGTTGGGATATTTGGTAATACCCTTTTCCCTCAGACCCTTACGAGCAAGCTGATACATAATATCTTCGTTAGAAGCTCCTTCTAAAAGTTCTAAATCCTTCAGAACTTCATTGCTTACCTCTGTTTTAGGTAGCTCTACACCAACTGGCTCGCAATCATCATAAACTGTAAAATCTTCAAACATTATAACCCCATTTCTTTTTTAAGCGCACAAAAAACCTTAAAGCACATCTCGTTATCATATAATGCATCATGCAATTTATCTTCCTCAAAATCTATACCAAAAAACTTCAACAACTGAAGCTGAGAGACTCTTGCTTTTAGAGTCCTGTCATGAATTATCTTATATTGCCAACTAAGAAAATCTTTATTGGGTTTATCTAACTCTTCTCTATAAGCTTTTCCTAAAGCCCTAGTGTCATAGATTCTGGTCAAATAAGAATAGTCTGGAGTCTCGCCTAAAAGACGTTGCATAATCGCAACCATATAAACATCGAAGCCAAGTAAGTTCTGCCCAACAATCTTGTATTCTGGATTGAATAAATACTTTTTAAAATCAGACCAAACTTTCTTTAGAGGCTCTTTCTCTGCGTTATATCTATCCCAAGTAAAACCAGTTAACTTCTCTACAGTTTTACTCATCTCAAGATCCTTATAATTAATAAGACGATCATGCCTCTCCAAGACTTTGTTGCCTTGACAAATCAACCAAGCGACTTGCCAAGGACGAGAAGAATGAAGATTCAATCCTTCAGTCTCAGTATCGAATACTAAATATTTTTGATTATGAGGTAGCATCTTTATATGACTCCCAGCAGAACTTGTCTGAACAGAAGTGGTCTAAGTTAGGTTTTTGAAAAGTGGGACTCTTGCCCTGAGATCTGCTACAAGCAGCCTTATACATTTGAAAAGCCTCAAAGTCTTCTTTATTCTCATGAAGAATAGTTTTAACATTAGATGTCTTCACGGCAAGACCATTAATGACAGACTTGATTTGAAAATCAAAAGGGTGATCATTATCTTCAACAAAGTAAATAGGATCTAAACGATCAATATTTAAGTGAGATAAACCAAAATAAAAAATATTATTAAAGATATAGGAATCGTAAAACGGGACAGCAACCAAAACATTAGCAAAGTCCTCCGTAGGATAACGACTTAACACTAAGGCATTTTTCTCGTCAAGAGATGCGTCAGAATAAAACCTCTTTAAAGCTCTTATGCCGTCATTATTCTTAGCAAAGAATACCAACTTACTAGGCTTTTCATTAGGATCGATATCATCATTAACAACAGATAGCCTTAGCCCAAAAACAAAAGGTATATCCTCTTCTTGAAAGAGCTTGTTAAAAATCCTAAACCCGTAAAAAGAGTCTTCTACAAGAACGACACGCTCCAAATAATTTTCTTGAGCTATTTGGAGAATCTTTTCTGGAGTAAGTATAGATCTACCTATACTAAATTGACTCTTAAAAAGCGGGGTCATGCAAGAATACTAAAGCAAATCCATCGGGCTGTCAAATGAAAAAGCGGGGCAACCTTTATATTTTTTTTGCTCAATTTTAACTCCAATACCTTCATCAAGCATCTCTTGGAGTTCTCCTTTTGTATAAGAAGATTTAATAAACTGATCATCCTCTCCAAGCAGATGGTAATAATCAAACGGAAATTTAAAAGGACAATGCCACATTAAATCTCCATTCTTCTTTAGTTGACCAACATATTCAGCTCTACCACAAACAATCCTACCAGCAAACCCCTCTTCTTTAGATGGATATCCTTTATCAAAGGCAAGGCCACTCTTTGCAGTCTCCTCATTAAAATTATTGATGACCTTTTGAACATCTGTAAGGAAATATTCAAAACCTTCAAGATCCAATTCATCTAGTGGCTCCATTTCTAAATAACCTTCACCTTGAAGGTCAAATTTTAAGAATAAAAATTCCATCTTACGCTTGAGGTATTCTGGATATAAATATTTTACAGCAAGACAATACATATAATCCTGCATGTTATCAGTATACTCTTTACCCTCAAAAATACTTTTTGATGTTTTGAAGTCTCTAATGATTGCCGTCTTCTTCCTTTTAAATAAAAAAAGTTTATCAATGAAACCTAATATTCTGTAGTTCTTGTCATCTTCATTTACAGAAATATCAAAATCTTTTTCTGAAATAGCTTCTGTGGGTTTACTGTCTGTGTCACCAAAGAAATCAAAGTTAAGACCCTCAACAGTCATCTTGTTGATGAGATCCATATTTTCAAAATCATCAATCTCATATTTCTTCGCATAAGCCTCTACCATGCGTTTAATTGGTGGACTAGCATTTATATCCTGAGCTTTGATAATTGCCTTATAATGCTTCCTGTGGCGTGGATTACCAAGATTCTCAAATACTGCGTGACAAATTGTGCCACGAAGAGAACCATGATTAGATTTATCTGGTAGCCTCAGATGATACTTGGCCCAATACTGCCAAGTGCAAGTTTGCATTGTTTTAATACGCGATGCTGAGAGAGGCTTGTTTTCAAATTTCTCCATAATGGAAGTCGTATTTCTTTTGAAACTTCCGTAAATTCGCAGCGAAAGTTTTGTTGACCCCCCGCTTATTCATTTCATTAGCGAAATCAATAACATTGGCCATTGATTCATTATGATTAAGAAGACTAGAATATTCAACATGTTTCTCAATCTGTTCTTTTGTCATCTCACCAAAGTCATTTTCTGCTGGAGGACAAAAGTAAATTTTCTCAAAGTCAATCTGTTCACTAAGCTTGAAGATAGATTTGATTGCTCCTTCAAAACCTCTATTATGATCTGAATTAAAATCATTATTAAAAGAAATAAAAATCTTATCTAAAGATAATCCATTTAATCTAGAAATAAATTTAGGAGAAATATTTAAGCCAAAAGAAACAAGAACATTTTTGACTCCCGCTTCAAATAACGAAACACAATCACCAACTGATTCTACAATATGAACAGATCTTTCTTCTTCAATAGAAGATACAACTTCATCAATTGTATAATACGGATAAAACCAATCAGAACAGCGTCCATTGTGCAGCCACTTGGGTCTAGGGTCATCTGTTACCTTGCGGCCAGAAAAGCCGTGTATGCGTCCGTCAGAGCGAAATACGGGGAATACAACTCTCTGATACATTTTTCCAGACATAGCTAGGCCACATTGAAATTTCTTTAGAGTGTTTTCTGAAATACCTCTATTGAAATAAAAATCATAATGCGGCAAGAGCTTGTTTAAAACAGAAGCTGGGAATGACTTTTCTTCGCTCAATAAATTCTTTTTAGGAAGTTTGCTATATATATTTACACTATCACTCTTCAAATAAGATTTTAAAACAGACTTATCATTAGTATTTAATGTTTTTTGTAGCAAAGCTTCGAAGGGAAGAAACATTGAATCTTCAACATAATCTTTCCATACTCCAGTATCTTTGTAGATCTGTAAAGCAGTTGAATTATCACCAGACCTATAAAGCGCACTTGTTCTCCAATAAGAACCGTGATCTTTGAGGCGATAACCTAAACTCTCTAAAACTGACTTATAATCAGTCATCTAAAAAAGCAGCTGGGATAGCATTAACTTCTGCACTTGATTGCAATTGAATATCTGTATTATTCATTGAATCAACAATGTCTTGCAAGTCACCCCTTTCTTCAACACGGAAGTTTTCAATATTTAAATTGATAAAGTTTTTCTTATTGGAGCCATCTGGCATCTCTACAGGATTAATAGCACGAAGAGCATCTTTACCCAAGTGGCGAGCTTTTAAGTTGATTAACTTATGGGTTCCGAATCGATCTCCCTCCTCATGAATTTCATCAGGTATTTTACGACGAAGTAAGAAAAGATGAGAACAAAATTGAGTAATACCATCAGAAAGAGAAACTACGCTTTCATCATCAACAATTGAATCTGCTCCCCTGTTCCCCGTGATACCAAGACGGTTTGCCTGAACAGATGTCATCATTGAAACACAAGGCTTTCCATCAAAACAAAGATCTCTATGAATAGTTTGCTTAAACTTGTGAACCATAGAAGCAACTTGCTGCCATCCATCTACTTTGCCTAAATTATTAAAGTCAGTTTTAATATAATCAAAGCTGAAGATCATTGGATTACCACGACCAACTTTTGAGTAATAGAATCGTTTAAGGTAAGAGCACATTTCATCAGCAGACATACCCGCAACATTCTCATAGTAAAACTTCATTTTACCATCCCTTATCTTATCCCAAGCAGAACGAACTTTTTCAACAACCTCTTCAGCACTCCACTCTTTGTAGCTAGAAGTTCTCCACTTACCACTTTGAAGGAGATAAATAGGAATTCCCGTCATAGCTGAACATTGACGCATAACAAGCTCTTCCTCACTCATCTCACCATTATCAAAGTGCAAAACTGGAATATCGTATTTCGCTGCTGTTCTAGTGGTATAATCCATGCAGAACTGAGTCTTACCAACGCCAGAACGAGCTACAATAACAGAGATGTTACCTTCTAAAAGAAGAGAGCCATAAATATCATTAATTCTTTGATGTGGACCCATCAATCCAGCCTCTTCAACAGGATTGTTTCCACGTTCTTCAATAAGATCCTCCATAATATCAAAAAGATTTACTGGTCCTTCATCTGTAAACTCAAACTCTTTAATATTCTTGTTATACATCTCGTCTGCACGATCAATAATTTCAGAATACTTGAGGTTCGGATCTACCTTCTTTACATAATTAGCGACATCCTTACAAGAATTGTAAATTTCCCTACGAGCAGAAAACTTCTTCAACTCTTTGACAGAGGAAATAAAAATCTCTTCCGTTATCTTCTGATAAGCTAAAGAACGAATATATTCTGCCAGATCAATGCTATCTGGGAAACTTACTTTAAGCTGTTCCAACCTTGGGATTAAAATAGTATCATCAATAGTCTCAGCATTATCTAATGCATTGCGAATCAACTTAAAGATAGAAAGGTGGACTTGAGAGTCCTCGCTGTAAAAATCTTTGTCATTTAAGAATATAGAAACCTCTGCCCATTTGTTTGGGTGCTGAAGAAGACCTTTTAAAACAGTCTTCTCTAAATCCATGTTTGCAATCATTCATTAGCCCCTTTCTCTAAAGATAGTTCTACAAGTTTAGTAAGGGCCATGTCAACACAAGAATTTTCAGTCTTAGTTGCAAAAGTCGGTTGACCCATATCATTTATATAAAACATAAAGAAGCCTTTGTTCCCACCTGTCGGAGAACCAGTACAATCATACAATTTAGTCAGTATACTTTTAGGTAAAGTGTTATCGGTCTTGTCAAAAAGGCTCATATTAAATCTAGTTTCTTAAGCAGTTCCGTATTTAAAGTATCCCTCTCTAGGATTCTTACAAGTCTAATTTTGTTAATCTCGCAGAAATATTCCTTTTTCTCATCTCTCTGTAGTTGAGATAAAAAATTCTGCCTCGAATTAGAATGAAAAAATTTATTATATTTATAGTGTTGATTCCCATCAACCTCTACAGCTATTTTTCTATTAGCATTGTAGAAGTCTAAAGTCATCCTAGTACCAAGAACAGGGAGTTCTTCAAACACTATGTCAGCAATCCAATGTCGATATAAAAGATCTTTAACATTCTTCTGAATCTTGCTGCGACATTTTTTATCCCAGTCTATTAAGTACTTAGAAGAATTTTTCAGCTTTTGTTCACGACCCGTTGTCGTTAAAAAAATCATTCCAGAATCTTCTCTTGAACGAATTTTCTTAGTGAGGCTGTAGCCTTCTCGTCTTCTTCAAGATATTCATAGATAGAAGCCATGCCTTGAAACTTAGGTTTAATCTCAACTCCCTCTCCAGCAAGAAATGAAATAACTTCTTCATCAATAGAAAACCAAGCACCAGACTTTTCAATATACTCCCACATCATCAACATCTCAACAATCTCCCTTTCGATCCAAACTGATTTACCATCAGTACGACCATGTTTGATTGGATACTTTACAATTTGACCAGTAGTCTCATTGGTTGACTTGCAAATAAGAACTTTAGCCATATGACCATAGATCTTGTTATCTGGGGTAATCTGTTGATTTGGCTTTTCAAGAATCTTATCAGACTTGTTTTGTTTCTGGAATTCGAGAATCCAATCAGGATAGTGAAGAGCTGCATTGCCACCGCTAGCATTGGTTTGGTTGTTTGGATCACCCTTAGCGTAAGGGTTGACATCAATCCTTGACCGAACCTGAGAGATTAATATACACATATGTCCAAACTTTGCCATTCCAATACTAACTCGCTTTAAGAAATCTGAAGTCATCAAAGCACCAGCAGCGACTTTAGCTGCGTCACTGGTTGTCTTATCAAGTTCAGCTTTAGGAAGCAAGCCATCCATACTGTCGATGACAATGCAAAACTTTTCCTTGTTTGGGTTGTTTCGAAGCAACCCTCTCAAATAATCAAAAACTACATCAAATACATTACATTCAAAAACTAAACACGTTCCTGTTACCCAATCTTTTGGGTCAAAGACAAATTTCAATCCAGAACGCTTCTGAACATCTGAAGATAAACGACCTTCTGCTTTAATAAAAAGCCCTTTAGAATTATCAACAGAATTCATCATGTTGAACATAACATGAAGAGCTTCATTTGTTTTACCACCTTCATTTGCTCCAACAAATCTATGAACTCCAGCAGAGAAACCTCCACTAAGAAATGAGTCCAAAATCATTGAACCACTAGAAACAACATACTCTTCAGCAGTCTCTTGTAGGTTATAATGGTAGTCTTTATTAGCTTTAAAAAATTGCTCCGTATATTCTGATGTACTTATTTTACTCATCTAAAAAATCTCTCAGGGTTTTTCTTCTTTCGATCAATCTATCTTCTCCGACTTTCTTTTTATGGTCAACTATTTTTTCAGATTTTTTTGGCTTGTATTCAAATTCAAGCTTTTTTTTCTTTAAGTAATCCATTCCCTCCTTGGTTAAGAAGAATTTAATTGAACCGTCAAATTTAAATGGAGAACGGACTTTTTCAAGAAAATCAATATTATCCTCAAACTCTTTGAAGATCTTTGTCGCGACCATCATATCAAGTTTATAATCAAGAGATTTCTGCCCTTCAAGCATTCGCTTGATGAATTCCTTTCTCTCTTTAAAGAAAACTGGTTTTTTGCGAACCTTTCGCTCAAACTTATGACCGCAAGAGCAAGATGAAGAACGAACCGAACATAAAGAATTACATTCGGGACAAGTTCTTTTACCTCTAGGCATAACTAAGACTAATATTCCAATAGATCTCTGTCAACCATTTTTCTAACTAAGTTAATAAAGTTGACTTTAGGTTCCCAATTTAACTCTCTTCTAGCTAGATTAGAATCACCTAATAATAGATCTACTTCTGCTGGTCTATAGAACTGAGGATTGATTTGAACTAAAACCCTGCCTTCATGAATATACTTCTCGTTAAGTCCATAACCCTGCCATTCACATTGTTCTCTTGCAAATCCAGCAAAGTTAAATGCTTCTTCAATGAATTCTCTAATAGTATGAGTCTCATTTGAAGATAGAACATACTCTTTAGGCTTTTCTTGATTGAGCATTAACCAAACACCTTCCACAAAGTCTTCGGCATCACTCCAATCCCTTTTAGTATCTACATTGCCTAATTCAAGAGGCTTGAAATCACCATTAACATATTCATTTTTAATACGAGCTACATTCTTGGTAATCTTGCGAGTAACGAACTCTTCTCCTCGACGAGTTCCTTCGTGGTTAAATAACCATCCTTGAATAGCATAAAGTTTATAAGACTCTCTCCAAACCTTTACCATGTGCCTTGCGCTGGCTTTAGAAACACCATAGGGGCTTCTTGGGCGTAGTGGATGAGTTTCTGATTGTGGAGTCTCTACAACGTCTCCAAATTCCTCTGAGGAGCCAGCATTGTAATAACGACATTTTGGGCAATGCTTGCGAATAGCTTCGAGCTGATATAAAACAGCCATCGCATTTGTCTGCATATGATTAACTGGTTGAGTCCAACTCACACCAACAAATGAATTAGCCGCAAAATTAATAAAGTAATCAGGATTTTCTTTAGCAATTACTTCTTCTGTATTAGCTTGATCAGAAACATCTAAATCAATTAACTTAAATCGAGGGTGATTAAGCAAGTGAGAAATGTTCTTGTGATTCTTAACGCTAAGTCTCCTAACACCAGCAACAATAGTATGCTCAGTATTCTTCAGTAAATAGTCAGCCATAAAGCTGCCATCTTGACCTGTAACTCCTGTGATAATTACTTTCTTCATTGATTCTTTATTGTGTTGTAAAGCATTAAGTCAAAATAATTTTTTTCTTCAATCTGTTCCCGATCATGATCTGAGATTTTTGGATAAGAATGTTTATTCCTATGCTCTATATTATCAATATCTATATATTTTTTCAAGAGAAGCGAATCTTGCTCTATATTTTCCATAAATCCAATGAATTTAAAATTGTTTAAATTATTTAATGCTGATTTGTAAAGTTCTTTGAAATCTGAATCAGATACAATACCGCCATTAAGATATATTGATAAATAATAATCTCCACATTCTTTGCCAGAAAAAATCATTGTCATTGCATTATGAGTTTCCCAACAACAAGAAAGTAGATTTTTCAAATCCCTACCTAACCTCAAATATTCCCGACTACCAAGCCTTAAACACATTTGATAATAAGACCAAGCGCGATCAACAGGATGCCTTAAAAAAGTAAAATAATTATATTTTGAAGGTGGATAATTTGGATTAATAAATAAATGGATATTTTTACCAATGACTCTTGGATCTTTTATTGCGTGATGCAAAGATGTACCACCAGTTTTTGGTAAATGAATAAAAACCCATTGATCTTCACTTATAGAATAAGTATTAGAATGCATGTTCATATTTTATTATATTTATAAATTTAAATTATGTTCGAAAATCTGTTCGTCAAAATCATCGATAGATAAATGAATTTTGTGTGGAGGCTCTTCTCCACCAGACTCTTTTATCCAATGCTCACCCCAAAACTCTTTATTACGATTAATTCTAGAAGAAAAATCTAGATACCCCAAATGGACAACAAAAGGGATCTTATTCGTTTCCAATAAAGAAACATCATTAGGAACTATTTTTGAAGGAAGTAAGTTTCCTTCTGAATCAATTAATTCACAAGTGTCACTCTTATGTGTATCAACCGTTCCATCTTCCTTTCTTGCAAAATTAACTGGACCACGATTCAAGCCCCTTTTATGAAGATACCATTTGTTTCCAATACTTTTGTAATGATTTAAGTCACCATAAATATCAACACAAGGAATCATATAGCATGAAACAAAATCATCAAGTAAACTTTCTGCGTACTTAATCCAAATTGGCTTTTGCCACTTAGGAATATATTCATCTAAATCTAATTGAATGAGAACATCTCCAGAACATTTTTGTAAAGCCTCATTCTTCAACTTCCCGTCAAGTAATGGATCAGAATACGGAATGTCACATTCTAAAATAACTAAATTGGGAATACCTAAATCTTTTATTAGTTCTAACGTCCCATCAGAAGATGTATTTATAGCAATGACGACTTCATCAGCGAAATCACAAGATTTACGTATAGACTCCTCCCAGCCTTGGAAATGATTTCTTACAAGATTGAAAGCAGATCTATAAATTGAAATCTTCATTTTACTTTTATCAAATTTTTAAAATCGAAGTCTTCTTCAAAGTCGTCTAAATCCATCTTATAGAAGCGGTACACATCATTCAAGTATTTTTCTTGATTAATACACTCCTTGGCTACTTCACTAAGATCCTCATGGACAATATATGAAAAAACATCTTCGAGGTCATATGGGTCTAAACCTAGAGAATACAACTCATTGAAAAACTTAGCTCTTATGTCAAACCGTTTTTTAATGAAGTCCATGTCATGTTCACACTTCAAAACAAGGTGATTTGTTTGTGGGTATAAATAATATTTTAAATTGTGGCGAACAAAATCAAACTTATCTCTTTGTTCACCTCTGACGTTTGTAAAAAAAGAATCATCCCAACCTTCAATAGATGTTATTTCAAAACTTCTATTAACACCATCTACTCCACAATGTGGATTCAATTTAAACTTTGTAGACTCATTAAATCTAAACATAAAATGTTTACCTCTCAAGTAAACACCATCAATACCATTTTGATCAAACTGCCTTGTGAAGTTTTTCAAAGAAGCTGCGAACTTTTCATCAATCCTCTCAGCATCATCAACAACAACAAACCAATCACCATTTTTAATTGGAGACTGAAACAAAGATGTGTTACGACTAAAATCAAATCTATTACACCACTTACTGTAAATAATCTCTCCCTCTCCTTTGATTGACTCTAAATAATCAGCCCCATCATCTTTTGGATAATGAAATGTCCAAATCAATCCATTAAAATATTTTCTAATTGGTTCTAGTAACTCAATTAGATTTTCTTTATTACCTTCGCAGGTAATTCCTGTAATCCAAAAGTTATTCATTTTTTAATAGATCTTCTATTGAATATATTTTCTTCATATAAGGGCTGACATCTTTCAAAACGCTAACTGGCATATCACCTTCTCTTCGTGGAGCATATTCTAAAGAAATATCCAAATTATTGCAGGACTTGAATAAATTAAACATCTCCAAAACTGATGTACCATTTCCATGACCAAGATTCTCGATTTGATTGGCTGGATTATCGATAGCTGAAATTATTGATTCGCAAATCTCATTTACGTGGACATAATCACGAACACAAGTCCCATCCTTAGTATCATAATCGTTACCAAAGATTTTAAAAACTCCAGTATCTTTTGATTTTAAAAGATTATAAAATAGACCATCTGGATTCTGTACGGTTATACCATCTGACCCAATAACATTATAGAATCTGAAAATAGTGTAATCGATACCTTTTTCTAAACAAAACTGTGTTATAATTTCTTCTGCTGATTTTTTAGAGATTCCATATGGAGAAGCAAGACCTTCAGCAGCACCAGTAGATGCAAAAATAAAATGCTTCGTTCTAATATTGCGTAATAAATTCAAAGTACCTACAACATTTGTTTCATAATAAAGAATTGGATCTTTTACAGACTCTCCAACACGCATCTCTGCCGCAAGGTGAATGACACAATCAAAGTCTTCCTTATATTTTAAATAAACATCTTTTCTAATGTCAGCATGATAAAATTTTACAGGAACTTGAGTCTCCTTTTTATCTAAGCCAAAAACATTAAATGAAGTTGGGATTTTTTTAAGAAGATGAGATCCAATATAACCCGAAGATCCAGTTACTAATATTTTTTTCATAAAAATTGATTTGCTATAATTTTAATTTCAGATTCACAAGAGAATTTATCGCGATAAATGTTTTTATCAATGAGTCTCTCTCTAACTGAATTAATTTGATTTAAAAATTCATCATTAATTAAATAATCGTGCATCTTTATGTTGTCGTCACTCAAATATTCTTTTACAGATCCGTTATCAACATCAAGAGTCACAACAGGAGTATTTCTCAATAAAGACTCGATAGTAAGAACATTTCCAGCTTCAATCAAAAGAGAAAACTGACAAAAAGCCAAAGCTTGAGAAAATACCTCATCTTTATCTTCGTCAGCTAAATCAAACTTAACAGTTAGATTGCTAATTTGATCAGATGCTTTTAGTAATTCATGCTCTAAAGCAGCAGAGTTCCACTTGCCTCCATAAACAAGGAATTCGTAATTCGGGTTTAAATTTGCCATTCTTACAAAGTGATTTAACCCCTTGGCAATTGGACCCCAACCTAAGCTAGCACACCATAAAAAATATTTCTTTTCGCGATCTAAGGATTTATATTCAAAATCTCCAAATCCATGATGACAAACAAAAGAGTTTTCTTCATCAAAAAATCCATCACAAAGATTCTTAACTGCCTCACTTAAAAATCTAACTTTTATATTCTTAGATGTATATATCTTGTTAGTAGGCTTATCAGCTCCAGAACAATAAGAATTACAAACTTTTAAATTCCTAGATTCAAGTTTATCAAAGGCATGTTGCTCTTCAATATTGAAAGCTATAATAATAGAGTCTTTATCAATATTTTCTATATCATCGTAGTCGTAAACCCCAGATAAAGAATCAATTGATTCAAGGTATCGCATAAGAACATTAGCTCTTTTGCCAACTCCAGAAACAACAGATGGATTTAAGATATCATCTTTCTCCCTGTGTAATAAAGAATATTTCATAAAAAAACCCTTCTAGGTAAGCACAACCTAGAAGGGCGATATAAATCACTTCAAAGCGTTACTTAACTTTGATCATTATATCTTTTTTCTCCTCTTTTTCAAGAGGCAATTTGACTCTCAATAGGCCATTCTTGTATTCTGCCTCAATGGAGTCTTTGTCGATGCTCTCATGCAATGTAAAGTGCTTCTTGACGGAGCGTCGAGATATTTTTTTATGGTAGAATTCAGAAACTTCATCATCTTGATTGGCTTCTGCTTCAATTTTTAACGTCTGTCCAGATACAGAGACACTAATGTCTTCTGAGTCTAGACCAACAAGCGCGAATTCAACAATAAAAGAGTCATCTTTCTTATAAATATCGTAAGGCTCTGAGCCACGATATGGATTAGCGCGACTCTCCTCAATAATTTGATTCATGCGCTTGAATATATCTCCTTCGAAAACGAAAGGAGCCATCATCTTGTTTATCATCATTGTCATACTACTATTTTTAGTTAGTGTTTTTGTTTTTCTAGCCCCATTTGGGTGCTGGAAATCCGCAGACAATATCACTTAAATTAGTCCTCGTCGAGCTGTGCTTCGTCGATACGATCTAAAATAAATGCTATTGTTTCATCGAGTTCTACCTCGTCTGTAAAAAATGTGTCTGATTCGGTCATAGTGCATGTATATACACATATGAAAATCTTCGGGAAATTTTATCCCTCACAAGATTTACATTCCATCAAAGATCTTGCTAATTCCTGACTTGGGTTAGCACTTCTCTGATAGTAGAAACCTTTAAGACCACTCTCCCAACCAAAGATCATCAATTGATTTACTTCTTTGAGAGGAGCTTTTGGAGCAATCATTAAGTTAAGTGATTGACCCTGATCTAAAAACTTTTGTCTTTGGGCTGCTTGAATTACAATTTCTTTTTGTGTAATCTCCCCGAATGTCTTAAATACATCTTTTTCTTCTGGAGTCAAAAATGACAAATGTTGAACAGAACCACCAGTTTCGAGGATGCTCATCCAAGTATCTTGGTCATCCTTGCCCTTTTCAGCAAGAAGAGTTTTAAGATATGGATTTCTATAAGTAAACTTACCTTTAGCAAGATTCTTAACAAAGTAATTTGAGTTAAGTGGCTCGATAGAAGGAGAGACTTGTCCCAAAATAAATGAACTACTTGTAGTAGGAGCAATAGCTAAAGTAGTTGTATTGCGGCGACCATAACCTTGACAGTACAATGGCTCACCAAGAAGATTTCCTAATTCTGCTGTAGCTTTATCTGCTCTATTACGAATAGCTTTAAAAATAGAACTATTCTCAAGTTTAGCTTCCATACTCTCAAAGCTAATCATTTTACTTTGTAGATAAGAATGCCAACCAAGAACTCCCATTCCCAAAGCTCTATGACGCTTGGCGAAGTTGTGAGAAGCTTCCATAAATGGAATACCTTTGGTCTTCTGAATATATTCCTCCATGACAGAATCAAGGAACATAGTAAGAGTTTCAATAGCATCAGTTTGGACAATCTGATCCCATTGGACTAAGTTAAGAGAAGAAAGACAACAAACAAAAGACTCATCCTCTTTTGAAGGAAGTGCAATTTCATTACAAAGATTAGAAGCATAAATCTTCATATCTTTATCTTTATAGCAATCAGGGGCTTGTTTATTTGCTGTATCTTGGAAAAATAAATATGGATAACCTGTCTCAAAACGCTTCTTTAATACGGAAGCCCAAAGTTGACGTTTATCTGGATCTCCACCAATCATTGATTTCATCCAATCATCTGTTACAGTAACTGCAAAAGACATTTCCTGAATCGCATTACCTTCACTCCTAATACGCAAAAACTCCTTAACATCAGGATGTTCAATTGGCAAATACGCTGCAAAAGATCCACGACGAACATTTCCCTGAGAAACAACAGAAGCTACTTTATCGAATAACTCCATAAAGTGGACTGCTCCAGAAGATTCTCCTCCAGAATTAATCTTTGCACCACGTTCACGAAGATCACCAAAGTAAGCAGAAGTCCCAGAACCATGCTTGGTCTGCATTCCAACTTCGCATTGCTTGGCGAGAATACCATCCATCCTATCTGGAACGTAAACCCCATTACAAGAAATTGGCAAACCTCTAGTTCTTCCAAAGTTAGACCAGACAGGAGAAGCAAGGGAATAAAATCCCTGCTTCATATATCCTACAAACTTATCAGCGAAACCATTAATACCTAAATATTTCTCAGCAGTATCAGCAATATCTCTAATTCTACCTTCTGGCGTTTCACCATCCTTAAGATAACCCCTCTCAAGGAAAGTCCTTGAGTCCTCATTTAGCCAGTAATATTCAGTCATTTAAAACAAGTCTTCTGCATTGAAAGTCTGCGAATTTTTAGAGTATTCAACAGGTCTAGAATAAAAGAAGTCAGTAGCGTTATTGCCAAGTAACTCCTCTTCAAACCAAATTGTATCTTTCAGCAGGTTTTTGTCAACTTCAAAAGCTTGTTTAAAGCCAATTTTTTCTAAAGAATCGTTGATTCTATTTTTAATAAATTCTTTCAGAACAATAGCGTTCAATCCTTTTTGACGAATACCATTGATCATCCAGTCTACAATCTTGCTCTCAGCAGCGAATGCCTGTTGAGCCTCGTCCAAAATACGCTCTTCTAATTCTGCATCAAACAACTCTGGATGCTCTTCACGAATAGTATTAATAATCTTCATTCCAACAAGAGCATGAAGATTCTCCTCATTCCTAGTATACTTCACTTGTTGGTCAGTATCTTTTAATACGTTCTTATTGCGAGCAAACCAATTGATTACATAAAACTGGGAAAACAAAGACACGTTTTCTACAAACAAAGTAAATAAGATTAGCGCATAAACATACTGCTTCTTGTTATTCTTATAGAACTTATGTGTATATTTTCGAAGGTAATTCACACGACCTTGGATGAAATCCAGTTTAAGATTCTGCTCAAACACTTCTTCCAATCCTAATACTTCAAGTAAACGCTCATAAGCATTGTTGTGTATAACTTCGACATTAGCCATGACAAACCCCAAATCACTAAGAGATGGATGTGGCAAATTGTCGCCCAACTTACTCCAGAATTTTTTCACAGCAACCTCGATCTGCCCAATAGCAGAGAGTGTCCGCACAATAATTTCCCTTTCTTGATCGTCAAGAGACACGTTAAAATCTTGAATATCAGAGGCAAAACTGAATTCTTTGTCGGTCCAAAACCCGTTATGCATTGCCTCAATGAATTCTCCTGCCCATGGATAATGGTCAGGCTTGCGTGATACTTGCTCTTCAAAAATCATGTCTTAATAATTTACACAAATGCTAATCGAGTTGGGATGCTAGTCAACAACATTTTCAATATTTTTTTGGCGAAGCCTTTATTAATACGAACGTAGTGAGTATTAATAAACTACGCATCCTAACAGTACTGTAAGGATACGTAACCTAACAGTACTGTAAAGGATACGTATCCTACCGATACGTATATGATCGTATCAAAAAATAATTAGTCAAGAAAAAAAATTAACTTGACAAAAACACTAGTTATAACGATTATAAATCGTTGTTAAGATATGGAATACTTTGAAGCTTCAGACCCAGAACTAACCGAACTTGTCAGACATCATGACAATGAGGAGGCACTTGAACTTCTGATTAACAGGCATTCTGGAGTTTATGCCGATATGGTAAAAAAATACGCTTCTAAGTCATTATCGATTAATGAGATTTACGACATAATGAATGAAAAAGATTATGTCATTTACAAAGCAGCCTTAGACTATGACGAAAATAAAGCTAAGTTTTCCACTCATGTTGGTAATAAAGCAAAATATCTCTGTTTAAGCAAGAAAACAGCAAGTAAGAAAAACAACAGAACTTTATCTTTTGACTCTATTGATTATGCAGAAGAGTCAAGTGAAATGCATCCTAACGCAAAATGTGAAATCAACGAGAGTTTCACAGCAATCCTTGATTTAATAAATTCTCACAAGGATCACAGAGTAAAAATTATTTTTAAAGAACGGTATTTTGGAGGAGAAAAGGGTAAGTTGAATACATGGAAAAATATTGGTAAAAAGATTGGCCTTTCTGCTCAGGGATGCATCAACATCCACGACAAAACATTAAAAGAATTTCAGAAACAGATTAAGAAAAATGCATAAATTAAATTTTGATGCCCCATTTAATTCCCTCAGTTTGGGAAATGTATCTTTAAATTTTCTCAGAGAATTAAAGAAAAAAGATTTAGATATTAATATTTTCCCAACTGGTCAATTAGACTTATCTGCTTTTGACTTATTGGAAGAAGATATGTTTGAGTACTTGGTCAACAAGACAAAAACACAACTTAAATCACTCGATAGAAATACACCGACTTTAAGGGTTTGGCACATCAACGGTTCAGAAAGGAAAGTGTCTGATAATCAGTTCCTTTACACTTTTTATGAAGTAGATTCCCCAACAGAAGAAGAGATCGCTATTGTTAAAGCTCAAAACCATGTTTTCTTTTCTTGCTCTGAAGCAGCAGAGATTTTTAAGAAAAGGGGATGTGATAATGTATCTTATGTACCATTGGGTTTCGACACAGATTTTAAAGAAACAAATAAAGAATACTTAGGGGATGACATCATTCATTTTGGTCTTATCGGAAAAATGGAACGTCGCAAAAATACACAAGCTTTAATTCAACTTTGGGTCCAGAAATTTGGCAATAATCCCCGTTATCAATTGACTTGTTTGATCGAAAATCCATTTCTCAAAAAAGAACAAATGCAAGAGCAAATCAAGCAAGCTCTTGGTAGTCAAAATGTTTCAAATGTAAACTTTTTACCTCGCTTAAAAACAAATAGTGAAGTCAATGAAGTGGTCAACTCTATTGATATTGACCTGTCTGGATTGTCTAATGGTGAAGGGTGGAACCTTCCCGCTTTTAATGCGACTGCTCTTGGTAAATGGTCAATTGTAAGTAACTGCACATCTCATAAAGATTGGGCGAATGATAAAAATGCAATCTTGGTTGAACCAATTGGCAAGCAACCTTGTTATGATAATGTATTTTTCCGTGAAGGTGGCCAATTTAATCAAGGACAATATTATAGATTAAATGGTGTTGATATTGGTACTGCTATGGATAAAGCAGTCCAATCTGCCAAATCTAAAAACACTGAAGGATTAAAACTACAAGAAGAATTTACTTACGAAAAGACAATCGAGAAGATCCTAGAAAAAATTTACTAAGATGCCAATCTATACTTATAAGCACCCAGAAACTGGAGAATACAAAGAAATCGTTCAGACAATGAATGAGGAACATGTTTATATTGATGAATCTGGTTTACAATGGCAAAGAGTATTTACTATTCCAAATGCAGCCATTGATACAAGAGAAAATGCTTGGAATAAAAATCAGTTCATTGAGAAAACTGGCAAAATGAAAGGAACTGTAGGAGATGTTATGGATTACTCCTCAGAGCTTTCGGCCAAAAGAGCTGAAGCTAACGGTGGAGAAGACCCAGTAAGACGTAAAGTTTTTAACGATTACGAGAAGAAGACTGGAAAGAAGCATCTTTCTGATAAAAAGAAGACTATTGAAACTTCTAGAGTTAAGATTGATTTAGATTAATATCCTTATGGAGCAGGAGGGATGTGAACACCATTTAAGTCTCTGTATTTATCAAACATGATTGCTCCTGTGAAACCTGCTGATTTTAATAAAAAATATGCTATTTCACTCGTTTGGTCAGCTGGATCATATCCCGTTAGAATATGACCAGTAACAATATGATCATCTGGAACAATTTTCCCAACAGTACCATACAGCAATTGAGAGCCACCTTCGTTAAAGAAATTTTCTCCAGCTCCAGTCAAAGTATTACTTACCTGATGAGAAAACCTTTGAGATCCAAATCCTTTTGACATAGCTTCTGTCCCATCATTCAATATAACTATTCCACTAACGCTTAAATTTCCAGTTATCTCTGCACTACCTTGCAATGTAAGACTATTTGAAAAAAGATCATCGCAACTTAAATCTCCACTAAAAATACTTTTATCTGTTTGTGAATTAACATAAAGTGGTCCTTCGATTTCTGCACTACCATCAGCTTGAAATTGACCCCCAACCAAAACATTACCACTAAAAATACCAGAATGTTGGCTATCGATAGATAAATGAGACTTCAGATGAACCCTATCTCCATTGTGGTAAATATCTCCATTCTGAAAAGTGATTCCACTTCCGAAAGAAACTAACAAAGAATGATTGGTACTATTAGTTACCGCTGTTTCATGATCAGCTAAAATAACAGCACCTGTTGTTTGATTGCCAAATTGCAAACTATCTCCACCTATAGCAGTATTATATTTACCACTTTGCCCAAGTTGAATACTCTCTGAATTTATAATTACATTATAATTTCCAGATCCAGCTGTATTAGAAACACCATTTAAAAATAAATTGTAATTTCCAGTTACTTCATTGTTTGTACCTCCAAGAGCAAGACTATATTCTGAATAACTATTGGTTGATGATGATGTGACTATTCTTTGTCCATCGTTTACAGTTACTGAATCTGTAAAGTTAAAACTACCATCCAATTCCCTATTTAAATCAATATTAAATCCAGTAGAGTTATTTTGGAAAGTGAAATCTCCACTTGGACTTAAAAAAGTCGGAAGTTGCAATTGTTGTGGTTGAATTTTTGTAAATGGCATGTTACAATAGATTATCTGTTAAATAATACACTTTTTCTATGAAATTTACACTTTACAAGCCAAATGCTAAAAATACAGGTGCTGCTTTTACTTTTGATAGCACTAAAGATCGCAATAATAAGCCTGTATTATTTGTATCTATGATTCTCCAGCATAGCTGGAACGATAATACAAAAACTGGCTCGTTTAAGGAAAATGCTAAGAATCCAGACAAGTCCACTACAATTAAACTAACTGAAATTGAAGCTGGGGAATTCCTCTCCTGTTTCAAAACACGCATTCCATTTGTTGGATTCCATAAGACTGAGGATAAAACAACAATCATCAAGCTTACACCTTGGGATAAAAATCGAGTAATCAAAGGAAAAGACACTCAAGAAACTTTCAAATCTCCCGCTTGGGGACTTACAATTACTAAAAACTCAGCTCAATTTTTTAAACTCCCAATTGAAGCTGGAGAAGCTGAATGTCTAGCTATTCTCCTTGAATCATACATCAAAGAAAGTATGACCGCACAAGCCGAATCTTATAAGCAAGATCAACCAGCACAAAAAACTTATAAAAAACCTGAACCTAAATCCTCAGTAATTGAGGACGATGACGATGATGTCCCATTCTAAGAAAATTAAAGTACTAGTACAATCCAATTATTGCCGAATGGTAACTGGGTTCGGGAAGAATATGAAAAATATTCTTCTCGCTCTACATGAAGATCCAGACATTGAAGTTGTAGAAGCCGCAAATGGAGTTCCATTTGGCAAAGATCTACAAACACCTTGGGAATCATATGGGACATATCCAAACAACCCAAGAATTCTTCAAGTTTTACAAAAAGAACCTGCAAAAAAAAGAGCAGCTCAATATGGATATTACAATATTGATGATATTGTAGAAAAAGTTAATCCAGATGTTTTCCTTGGTATCGAAGATGTATGGGCTTTCAGAGAATACGAAAAGAAGCCTTGGTGGAACACAACTAAAAAGATTATTTGGACTACTTTAGATAGTTTGCCAATTTTAGATCAAGCTTTAGACATGGAACCAAAGTGTGATCAAATGTTAGTTTGGGCTTCATTCGCTGAAGATGCAATGAAAGAGCTTGGACATGATACTGTTGCCACCGTTCATGGTGCTGTAGACTATAGCCACTTCAAACCTTTAGAAAATAGAGATGAACTTAGAAAGCTTCATAATCTTGACGATAGTTATGTTATTGGTTTTGTTTTTAAGAATCAGTTGAGAAAATCTGTTCCAAATCTTCTAGAAGGCTTCAATAGATTTAGAAAAGAAAATCCAGAAGTTAAAGCAAAACTTCTTTTACATACAGACTGGGCAGAAAAACAAATGGGTTGGGATATCCCAAAATACCTAAAAGAAAAAAATCTCGAAGATGGGAGTGTGTTGGCAACTTATGTTTGCCACAAATGTGATGACTACTTTTTACAACCTTATGATGGAGAAGATAAAAGCTGCTCATCATGTGGTGGAGAAAAATGTGTTAAAACAAAAAATAGTGGTCGCGGAGTAAGAGAAAAAGAACTCAATGAGATTTATAATATCATGGATGTTTACTGCCACCCATTTACAAGTGGTGGCCAAGAACTCCCGATCCAAGAAGCAAAGGCTGCTGGGCTAATCACGCTTGTCACAGACTACTCTTGCGGAACAGATTCTGCTTACGAACATCAAGGCGGCATTCCACTAGCTTGGAATGAATATAGAGAACCAAGCACTCAGTTTATTAAAGCAACTACTTGCCCTGACAGCATTGCAGAAAGACTAAAACAAGTTTACGAAATGGACGAAGAATCCAAATCTAAACTTATTGAGACTGGAATGAAATATGTCCAAGAAAAATTCTCAGTTCAAAATACTGTATCCCAATTAAAGCATTATATTAAAAACGTAAAACTACGTTCTTCAAAAGAAGATAAAAAAGAAGAAAATAAAAAAACAAATAAAACATCTTTCGAAGATCTTTTGAGTGATGTAGAAATTGAAAATAGAATTGCTGTTTTAATGCCTGAGTCTGGTGGAGACGTTTTAATGGTCAACTCTCTGATGAAGAATTTAAACGGTCTTTATCCAGATAAAAAAATCTTCTTCTTCACTAAAAAAGAATTCTTCCCCTTTATTGATGACAACCCATTTGTCCATAAAGTGTTACAGTATGACCCTCAACTAGATAATCTCCTCAAGCTTGAAGGTAGTGGCCCAAATAAAGGTTATTTTGATATGGCATTTATACCAAATGTAGGAACTCAAAAAGTTCTCAACTACATCCACAACGGCAAAAATAAAAATCAATTCGAATTAAGATGAGTCACTTAGCAGAAGTATATGCAAAAGATTTAGGTGTAAAAATTGGAACCCCAGTTTTTCTCCCTCACTTTTACCCAATTGTTGAAGAAAACTATATTACGATCCACACAGATAACAAAGTTGACTCAAAGCATTACGATTACTGGGAAGAAGTAATCAACATTGTAAAGACTAAATACGAAGACGTAAAATTTATCCAAATTGGAAGTGGGAAAGAACCTAAAATTAAAAATGTTTACAAGTTTATTGAAACTAAGTCTATAAAACAATCAGCTTTCCTAATCAAGAATGCCTTAATGCATGTTGGTATTGATAGTTGTCCAGTCCATATCGCTTCTCATTTAGATACTCCAATCGTAGCCATATACGGACATACTTACGCAAAAACTTGTGATCCTCTGTGGGGTTCAAAAGAAAAACAAACAATCATTGAATCAGATAGGAATGGAAATAAACCCTCTTTCTCTTTAAAGGAGTTCCCCAAAACTATCAACATGATCAAACCCGAAGTTATTGCAAACTCAATTTTAGAAAAACTTGGTAAAGAAAAATCAGAGAGAAAAACTTTATTTATCGGAGATAGATATAAAGAACAACTTGTTCACGTTATTCCTGATAAAAAATACTCTTTGTCAAAAGCTAATATTGTTTTAAGGTTGGACTTGCTTCACAATGAAGAAAATTGTCTCCACTTTTTTAATAATAATAAAATTTCCATCATGACTAAAAAGCCAGTCAGTGATGAAATTCTAAAATCAAAAAACATTAATAACATTTCTTACTTCGCAGATAAGTTTGACGAAGATTTTGTCAAAAGAGTAAAAAAGCATGGGGTCGCTTTAAGACTTATTTGCACAAAAAAGAAATACTTATCTGATCAAAGAGTGAAGTTTATTGATGATTTGATTCTACTAATTGAAGAACATAAAAAAATCTCAAATAATAAAAAGAGAGTTTCTTTAAAGAAAAATAAATTTAAAGCTAAGTCTTGTTCAGTTTATTTAAAAAATGGAGAAGCTTATGGGTCTTTGTATGCCGCAAATGGCGAAGAAAATTTAAATGACATTTTTGTTGACCTAGACTCTCTTATGATTTATAAAGAGTCACATGAACAAGGATAAAATCTACGGGCCAGACATTTATAAGAGGAATGAACATGGTCTTCTTGAAAATGCAGAATACATTTTTAATGAAGATGGTTCCGTTGATTGGAGAGCAATGATTAAGCCAGAGTTTCTTTATCCAAATAAAGATTGGTTTGAAGCTCGCAAACAACCTGTCCCAACTTCCATTGAAGGGCTAAAAGATAATCAGCTTTTCATTATGCTTGGAGGCATTAAAGAACTTGCTCGTCTAAGAGGCTTTGAAAGCGTTACCTTTAATACTGAAAATATTTCAGATAACTATGTAACAGCTTCTTGTGAAATCACTTGGTCACCGAACTATGAAAGTGGATCACAGAAAGTTGTTTATCAAGACGTAGCAAATGCGACTATTAACAATACAAGTTCTTTTGCAGTTAAGTTTTTAGAAACTATTGCTTGTAACAGAGCTTTTGTCCGTTGCGTTCGTAACTTTTTAAATATCCATATTGTCGGTGCAGATGAAATCGATAAGTCTAAAGAAGCTAATAATGCTATTTCTATCGAATCATCAAGTGATGAAAATCCAATTGCCTCTCTTTCGCCTCTATCTCAACTTAAACAAGTCTTTAGAGAAAAAACGGGTGGGAAGACCTTTGAAGAGTTCAAAGAGATTCTACGGCAATTCTGGATCGAAAAAGCGTATAAAAATGGAGATGCAGCCGAATGGAATGACTGGGATGATATCCCAGCCAAAGAAGCTCGCAAAATTAGAGCCTTAATGAAGAAATTATAACTTCAAGAAGTTTCTTTGTCCTGCTGAGAAGTTTGCATTTGCACCAGCTGCATTCTGAATTCCAAATGCTTGTCCATTACCATCTATAATTAAACTTTCTGCTGGATTTAGCATCTTAATTGTAGATTCATTGATTGTTGTAGTGATACCAGAAGCTCCAAGTTTAAATGATATCCCAGATATTGTTGGAGAATAATTTTCTGGAGTTGGTAATTGTAAACCAAGTAAAGTTCTAGAAGATGTGGCTGGTGCTTGTTGTGCTGAAATTGCAGTACTAAGACCACTCTGTTCTAATTTTTTAATATCAAAAATTGGTCCGTTTTTAATATCCAACTGAACTGGATTAGACCAATGACCTCCAGCACCATTTTGGTTAATACTAAAGTATCTTTTATCAAACCTTTCGTAAATTTCTTCTAACTTTTCTTGGAGAGCGTCAAGCCCAGCTTGCCTATCACTTTCTTTCTCTTCGTCTTCCTTATTAGGACCAGTTTGTTCTTCATTAACTGGTTTTTTGCCCCTTGTATAAGAAACTTTAATGCTAGAACCTTTACTAGTTTTTTCTCCCTTATCTTTGGTAACCTTGTTCCACATTTTCATGCTACTTTCGATTAAATCTTTAGCAGCCTTCATAAGATCATCACTTACGAGTAAATATTTAACATCTGCACTACTGGTGTAAAAACCATAATTCTTATCATTAACTTTTGAAAAATCAAATTTATCTTTGTCAAGACCCGCATGATTTCTAGAGTTTTGTGGAGCTACTCCAATAAATCCAAAATTACCATTACCTTTCGCTTGTGTGGATTCTCCCCAAACCGTACTTAATTTCAAATCTTCTGGATCAAATCCAGCTTCGACTAGAAGCGTGTTAACACCTCTTAATGCATCTACATCATCTAGATTGTTTGCATCAGCACCATCAACAGCATAAGGCCCAGAAACAGATAAACCACTTCCATTAATTGTCATTCTGACAGCTTTCCAGTGACTAAATTTATGTGAAACATAAATTGTATTGACAAGACTCGAATATACGTTTTCTAAATATTTAAACATTTTAGATTTTGAAGGGTCTTCCGAATCTACATCAGTACCTCCACCTTCACCAGAGATACCTAAATCAATAAATTTGGCATCTGCCAAGGCAAGTGGATGCTTCCATTTCTTCTCAGCTTCATCTTTGAACGGAGCGGTCTCAACATCACCCCAAGCTTCTTCCTCATCTGTAATTGAATTTCCATCTTCCCAAAATTCTCCCCAATCTATTTTTTCTTCCAAATCTCCTTTCGCTGCCAAATGAGCAGCAAGATAAGCCATTACTTTAAAGGTATCTGTACTCCAGTTACCAGCAACATGAAGTCCATAAAAAGCCGCTGCTAAAGTTTTACTTATTTTTAATTTTGGCATAAGGTCCGTTAAATCCAATGGATAAAAACGAGTGTATCTTTCTTTTTGATCAAATTCAAAAGTCTGCTCTTGTTTCTCAATTTTTGAACTAAAAACTGAAACGATTTTTGGCCTAATGCTACTCTGAGTATAAGATGCATTTAAATATGTTTGCTGTACTTCATCTGGTTGACTTAAAGGATCGAAAACTGTCAAGTTTGATGTTGTTGCCGAATTAATAAATATAATTTTTCCAAATGCAAACGGGTCAATATACCAATAATACCCATACTTAGATGCAACAGAAGATAAAATAGAATCTAAAGTACCAGAATCTGTATATAGAGTTTTTTCGTCAAATGGTAAACCATCTAAATTTATTCCTGCTTTCCCAAAAGCAGATTTTAATTCATTAATAGTGTAACCGTATTTTAAATTATAGTTTGAGTAATCAGGGTTTTGCTTGTAATATTCGCTAATATTTTTTTCAAAATTTTGACTCAGTTTGGGTTGAAAAGCTTTGCCTTGATATACTAAAGATACTTTCTGTCCATCGCTATTAACACTACTTTCCTCGTTGTAAATATTTCCAATAAAAATACAAGCACCCTTTTTAGTGGGATATCTATAAGGGAATAATTGACTAGCTCCTGTGATTGGGCTATTTGCACACTCTCCAAAGTATGGCATGATTTGTTCATTATTTCTTCCGCTAGATGATGTTAACGCTTGTAGAGCTGAATAATAATTATACATATTACCATTACCACCAAGATTCCTAGTCGAATTTGCTGCAAAAGAAATTCCTGATGCTCCTAAATCTTTAGGGTGAGAATCTTTACCACGAACGATTAAGCAATTAGCTTTTAAAGTCAAAGATGTCCTATCTTGATATTTTCTACTCCATGTTATTCCCTTTGGAGTTTTATTTTTAGTTATTTCTACTACTTCGAAGTTATCCAACAAATTTTGAATATTTGTATTTGTGAAAGATGTAACACTACCAGCACTACCAATCAAACTACCAAGTTCTTTTTCATCTTCTGTTAAATCTTTTGCTCCGAGGGTTGTAGTGACTGTAGCAGTATGACCTCCAGAACCGTTAGAAAAATTCATATCTAACGATGTAATGGTTTCGTAATCTTGAAAGTTCATTATAATGTATATGTGTCAGTTTCAGATGTTGGTAAGAAAAATGAAGCTTGAATACCAGTTTCTACCATAGTTACACCTGTATAGAGTGCTAGCATATCAAATGGATCTTGCTCCATACCATTTAAGTACAAATTACTTAATCCTTGGATAAATCCTGTTCCATATAAATCAGGAGTATCTGATTTAATATCTACTGTATTACTTACTTTTTGTATTGAAAATAATTTTCCTGTAACAGTATCAGCTGGGTAATCTGACTCTGTAATTTTTTGACCATTTAAAAATACATCATAATTTTCAAATAACTCTGATATTGATGACGCATTACCATTTGCAGTATCTGTTGCTCCTGCCAAGTAAGTTAAACTGGATGAAACAGATGAAGTTGTTCCGTATTTTGTAACTGCTATCCCAGTAGAGGTCGGCCTCTTGTTATAAAAAACAACATCTTCTGTGCTTGCTGGATCATAATCAAAATAACATAGATTATATCCAAAGTGATTAATAGTAAGATAATCTCCAGTTTTTAATGAATAAATATCTCCATATTTAATAGATTCAGTTGTCGGAGTTTCTTCCAACATTGTTTGAGAATTGTATGATAATATTGTCTGGTGTCTCTCATCGACAAGATTAATATCTAATGGAAATGCCTCTTCTTTATACTCACCATTTCTATCTAACATAAAGAAGGTGGTATAATATGCGAGAGGATGCGCTAACGCTAATGCAGTTCTTCGATGAGAATAAGGGATTTCAACAAGACTCCCTGAAATCGAACTATCCCCAGTTACTAATGTATAATTAAAGTTCACTTCTTTCTCCTAAATAATAAATATAATCTTTTTTAAGTGACGTTGAATCTCCACTAAAAATCAAACCAGAAGATGGTGGTGTCACTTCATAATATGTTTCAATACCCGTTGTAATTGAAACCCCGCTAATTTCATTTAAAAATCCAGTCAATAACCTTTTCCCATAAAGATCAATCACTATAGAACCTGTATTTATAGAACCCCTTCTTTCAACACCTGTTGTTTCTGCATAAGTTTGAATTGAAGAAGATATATCATTTAATCCCAATGTGTCATAAGCTCCTTCTCCAGTTGGATAATAAAGGTAACCAGATGAATCATTCAAATGTCCAAGTTCCTCTTTGTAAAAACTCTCTGACAATCCATTGCTAAATGTATAATATTTATAATATTTTTCTCCTTCTGATATAGATTCTGAAGAAGTTAATGATATACTTCCTACAGATTCTTCTCTTCCAGTTTGAATTGTCAAAGTTCCAGTTGATATATATTCATATCCAGTAATTCCAGTTCTATAATGAACCTGTTCATTGTATCCAGTAATCCTCTCATAAGCAGTTTGAACTTCTGCTGTATATTCGTAAGTCGATAAAACACTTTCAGCAACATCCTTCATATAGGTAAGCGGACGATACCCAGAAAGAAAAGCTAAGTGATTTAAATATCCACTAAATGTTGGAGTAGTCTCATCTTGAGATCTAAAATAATAATTTGATCCACCTATGACAAAATGCCCCTCATTAGAGATATACTTTTCATCAATCGGAACCTCGATTTTACTTACAACGTCATTAAAGAAATCAAAATATCCAATATCAATAAACCTTCTAGAAGCAGAGATTCCTATTAAGTTTCTTTTCGAAAGTTCAACTCCATTCAATACTCGAATTGAATCTCCATAAAGCCCAATTGTTTGACAAAATAAATGACCCCTATTTGTAACTCCTACATTAAATCCAGATGAAAAATTGATAGTGTTCCCATTTACAGTTTCTTGCCCAGAAGAAAGACAACCAAATAAAATTCCATCATGGACCTCTCCTTTAAATTCAAAATCTATAAATGCAGAAAAGCTTTTTGCGTTTAGTCCATCAAAATCAATAGATAAATTACCATAAGTTAAATCTAACTTATCTCCAACGGTAGCATTTTTCATTAAACCAGTCCTAACATCAGCCTCATTACTACCTTCAATTCCTAAATGAATTCCAGAATGTCTGTCTGGATATTGCGCCAAGCTAGAATTTAAAAATACACCTGTATAACCATCGTTAACATTATCACCAATTACTTCTATCGTATCAGTTGAGTACTCAAAATCGTAATAAGCAGAGAATCCTCCTCTGGTCATTTGTTCTGTTAGCCATAGTAAACCTGTTGCACTCATTAATAGTATCTTGATAAGTTATAAGAAATATTGTTTTCTCCTGTTGAAAATGCTTCTGATATTTTATACTTACCACTGCAATATTTATCAACAAGTCCGCTCAACACCTCGAAATCTTCAGCAGGGTTTTGAGATGATGCGCTTACGGCATATTGTCCCAGAGTTCTCGTAACAATTGTTTGCGCTCCATAACCAACAAGCATTTCTTGAACGCTAGTTAAGCTAATTGGAACAGTATCCTCAATCGTCATTGTCATATTATCCAATGTACCAGAAGAAAAATCTGTTATGTTATTATAAGTATAATTATAACTTAATGTATTTTCAATAGGATTCTTACTGATCGAATATTGACTTGGAGTATCTTTTAAATAAGATGAATTAACTTTGTATCCTGTTGCAATATCAATACAATCTATGAAGTCACTTTTAGCTAAAGAGTAAGTATCAATTTCATCAAACGCTGACTCCACAGCTGTAAATCTAGAATTGTTAACAAAGTCTCCAGTTGAACTAATAGGCTCAACACCATGATACTTTAAGTTTCCTTGAATTGAAATGCTAGCAGCTGGATTATCCTTGTTAAAGGAAACTGATGTTGTATATGTATGTAATACATTTCCATTGATCAACTCTAAATTTTCAATGTCTTCAAAAGCAAAAGAAAACCCTAATGTATTTGAACCCGTATCTAAATCATAATTAAATGTTGTTGGACCATCAGCAATAAAATCATACATACCTGATTCATAATCAGAATAAGAATTAACTACAGCGTTCATTGCGATCTCAGTCGCTTGATTTGGAGTGAAGTTACCAGTTGATAATAAACCATCTCCTGTACTAGCGTTCATAGCTCCAAGAACGCTTCCTTGTACGGATACAGAAAGTCCACCTTGGATATTATGAGTAATAGAGGTGCTAACACTAACAACACCACTATCTGAAATTGGATCATCTGAAGCAGAATACTGATAGACTTCTTCAACAGAGTAAGTGCTTGATTTTTTATCAATACTTTCACTTCTAGAAGTTAGGAAGGCATTGGAAGAACCTGTATTAAACAAAGATAGAGCTTCAAATCCATTCTCCAACTTTCCAGTCACAAAATTACGAGCATTAACCAAAGCATCTACACTATCAACTTTCAATCCACGGGCAGATACAGAATGAGTAGCAGTAATGATTTTATTCTCCCCTTCTGAATAGCTCCAAGAATTTGATGGGTCCGCTACCTTAAAATAATCAGAAAAAGTTTCTCCAGAATAATATAAAGCTGTTAAACTGTAAGGTAAAAATGTTGTTAAATCACTATCTTGAAAACTAATTGATTCAACATATGCACCAGAGCAAACTTTACTTTCATTTTCTACAGTTACAGTAAGATCTTCATATTCATTTAAAAACCCACTGATCATTTGCATCTTTTGAAGGTCCAATCCACTAAGATCAGCACCAGTAAGATATCCAACAATATTAACCCTAATCGCGCTATGATCATATAAACCAGCAAGCTTTACTGGTTCATCTTCTTCTGAAAAAAGAGGAAGTGGTTCTGGGAAGCTGTAAGAGCCATATGTTATAGAGGTTGCCATATTAAGCTATTATATATTGTATTACACGGGTTGTAGTTCCACTCGACAAATCAATGGAAATCTTGTCAGATGTTCCATAATAAGTGTCCTCTCCTAAAGCGGCATTCATGTCATCAGTTTTTGACTGAAGGAAATGTTTAGCATAAAACATTCCATAAAATGGTTGAGCTACAGCTGTTGCAGTTACAGTAGCTTGCCCTAAAGTTTTTTGGCTAGAAACAACTAGCTTTTGCTTCAATGTTTCCAAGTCAAGAACAGGAGTAGTTCTGTTTACTTTTTGGGTTTTATTCGTCGTAATTCCAAACTTAATGATACCATCTGGAAGTCCAGATACATCGTAAATTTCTTGAGTTGTATAAACAATACTTTCCGAAACTGTCCCCTTTGTTTTTGAGATTTGAATAGATCTTGATTTTTCGTAAATTTCTCCGTTAGCTTCTGAGAACAAGGCTATAACCTTAGCTTCATTATCTGACTTGGCTCCATCCCAAGTTGCCAGAAGATTATTATATTTGTCCTGATTATTTTTACCCTTAGACATGTAATTTACACTCAAAGTATAATCTACAAATGAACCTTGCTTTTGTTTAGAACATTGGTATGTTACAATATTAGTCTCTGGGGTTGTTGGATTCGCTGAGAACTGCAAACTCACATTTGCTTTAGAGCTGTCTTTTGTAATTCCCTTTTGGATGGAAATTGGATTACCAAATTGGATAGCTTCATCTGCAACAATGTCATCAATAGTATTTCCAATAGCTTCTTGCAATACATTCTGCGAATCATATCTAAGAGAAGTTAAACTAACATTAATAGTCTTTGTTAAAAAACCTCCTGTATCAATACTGTAAGATTCTGTTTTAATTTTAGAAACATTATTAACTTCTTCTATAAATGATGATTGGAAATTCTCTTGAAGAGAAACTGATAGATTTACTAAATCTATTGTCTCATTTAAAGTACCAACATTAAAACCCTTGTTAAATCTTGCATTCTCAGAAATACCATCTTCGTAATATCCAATTGCTGGTCTATTTTCGTAATAATAATGTGTTAAAAAATCTTTTGTTTTTTTCAAGAATTGATCTCCAGCATCTTGAGCATATTTAATTGAAATATTTCTATCATATGTATAGCTACTTCCAGATCTTGAGAAACTATAAGTCTCAGAAAAGTCTTCTAACAGATGTGGGCTTGGTATATACTTTGCAAAAGTTTTCGAGCTATAATCGCTTAATCTTCTTCTTTCTATAATTGTGATAGTGACAGTATCTTCTCCAGTTAGTGAACTCTCATCAAAAGACAAACTTACAATCTCTCCATTAAGAATTTCATCACCACCAATTCTTGCTGTTATATTTCTTTGTTTATAAGCTTGTCTAATTGCAGTTCTACCACTCAGCAGAACTCCATCATTGTTGTCGAAGTTAATATCTTGTACGTTTAAAGTGTAATTTAAACTAATTAAATATCCAAAAATCTCCTGACTACCTAAGTAGGAGTAATTAATTTCCGAAGAAGAGCTAATAACATTATAGACTAATAAACTCATAATTATTCTAATTGTTCAAGTTTTGATACAACACTTTCCAACCTCTGAATAGTTGTATCCAAACCTTTTTGAATTGTTGCCTTTTCTTCTGCAAGCTTCTCCATAGTTTTAACATCAGCCTCAACAAGCGATGCGTTTTGACTGATAATTTGTGAAACCTTTGTTCCAAGACCAGCAATTTCAGAAGAGAAATCTTTAAATTTACCCATATTCTCTCCAATGTCTGTTATAGAACCTACCATACTTGCAACCTTATCTGTGATTTCCGTTTCCCCAAATGCAGAACCAAATCGAGACAAGTTCTCAGCAGCTAGTTTAGCTTGTTCTCTAAGCATCTTTGCCTCTTCAGAATTCTCAGTGATTTGAGCAGTAATTTGAGCAGGTTCTCTCAAGGCAAGTAGATCTCTCCTTTCTTTTTCTGTTCCTCCTTGCATCATGCTCATCGAAGCTTGATCATATGTTTGTCCCGCTGTAACTACGTTTCCAAAGTTGGTGTAATTTTTAATCAATGCATCTCTTTCTGCTTTAGAACCTGTTTGTTCAGAAGCATACTTTTCAAACCTAATCATGGCTCTCTTTAAGGCTTCTGTGTCTCCAGACTCCATAGCCTTGTTGACATCTTCTCCCAACTTTTTCGCAGTATCTAGATTAATACCACCAGTTTCAAATTGCTTCATTAAAGTATCGAATTGTGAAACTCCTTGTTTTGAAGTTAGCTCTGCATTTTGCTTATCTAACTCTGCCATTCTTTGTTGGTTTTGAAGCATAATCTGACCCATTTGTTGAGCAGACTGAATAACACTTTCTTTAAACTTAGCTTCAGCTTCTTTAATTTTTTCTCCAAACTCTTTGAACTGTTCTGAATCTGGAGCGAATTGAGCCTGTTGTACTCTTAATTGATCAACTTGATTTCTAGCTTCCCCAGTATTAATGAAAGCTTGTCCCATTCTAGCTTGATCTTGAAGTGGTTTGGCAAATTTTCCACCCATGCTACCAAGCAAGCTTGACCTCATACTATTATCCATTCCTAGAGTTTCCAATTGCTGCCCCGCACTTATGGCTGCATTATTTTTAGACAGTTCATCTATCCGTTGATTAACCCTGTCCATATTCTCTTTGAATGCCATTAAATCAGCATTTTCTAAGGCTATAGAAGCAGCCTCAAGAGCTGTTCCAAACTTTAGGTTTAAACGCTTCCATTCCTCAGAACCTTTTTCTACATTCTTAAAAGAATTTTGCATTCTTTCAAGCATTGGCCCCATATTAAACTGCTCTTTTCCTGTTGCTTTAGCTAGTTGAGACAATCTACCACTAACATCTCCTATACTCTGTCCTCCAAATCTATCTGAAACCATGCCAAGAGCACCTTTCATAGATTCGTTTTTCCTGTTTTGTATACCCCTCTCTTCCTCTTCCTTCTTTAAGATCTCTTCTCTTGCCCCCTTACTCTCAAATAATGAAGTTACACCACCAACAAGCGCACCAACACCAGCACCAATAGCCGTACCAACCCCAGGAATTATGCTTCCAATCATTGCTCCCGTGGCAGCACCTTGAATAGCTCCACCAGCAGCTGATACGATATCTTTAGTTGGATCTTTCTCATCCATCCTAGAGCCAATGTAATCGACTCCAGCAGCAGCAGTACTACCAAGCATTTGAAGGCCCATGCCTCTCATCATTGGATCGGCAGCTGCACCTTTCATACTGGCCTTTAGCTTACTAAAACCTCTAGCAAGTTTACCTTGCTCCTTGCCAGTTTCACGCATGGATTTGTTCTGTTTTTTTGTCGTATCAACAACTTTTTGTGCAGTTTCTTCTGAAACATTGTAAGCATCTGCCAATTGTTTTATTCCTTCTTTAGTATCGAGGGCAGAATCATTAGCATCTTTAAGAACATTAGCCATTTCTTGTAATTCAGAAATATCAATTGAACTTTCCATCTTTGGAGGCCCAGAACCTCTAGCATACCTTTTAATTAAACCTTTATACCTTTGGCTAGGAGTACTACCACGAGAGTAACGCTTAAGTCTTGAAGTTGGGATAGTTCCTTTTGATAGATTAGATAGATTAGAAGATGCTCCCCCTCTTCTAGCACTTTTCAAATACGTGTCATACATTTTTTGTGCGGCTGGAGATGTCCTTCCTTTAATACCAGCAGCCTTCATTGCTGTTGCTGTCTTTTTAGCAGCTTGCCTTTTAGCTTCATCATCTGTCATTACTCCAGCCCCAACCTCTTTCCGCACTTTTTTAACAAATGATCTTCTATTACCATCGCTATCAGATGAGTTTTTCATATCACCTACTGACTGCGTAATACCAAAAAGTTTTTGAATTAAGCCAAGGTTTGCTCCACCACGAACGTCAAAATCACCACCTGCATCCCTTTCGTCAGCTTCATACCCAAGAGATTTTTTAATACCAACTTCAAAGGCCGCTCCAATGGCAGCATTGAGAGCACCTTTTGCCCCACCTATTTGGTCATATCCTTTCTTAATTTCTGAAATTGGGGCAGATTTATCTAGAGGTTTAATTTTTGAAGTCCAATCAGCAGCTTTTTTGAACATCATTTCCTTTATTTCATCTTCCAACTTATCTTCAGACTTGTCGGAAATGCCTTTTAACTGACTACTCTGAATTCCTCTAACTGGGTGTGTATAAGGGTGATGTATCTTATCGACAGTCATAGGCCCAATCGAACCAACTTCATCAATTTTTGGAGTTAGGAATACATATCTATTCCCGATATTTTTTTTGCCTTTAAATTTCTGCCTTTGTTGTTGAGAGATTTTTATTGCATTTGACCCATCATTAAATCTAGGAATTTGGTCTTGAGTAAGAATTTCTTCTCTTCCATTGATTTTAGTTTGCAGCTCTGAAGTGTTCATCACTGCTGGTTGACCTCTAAATGTTGTTAAATAGGGCATAGCACCAGCAGGAGCGTCTCTAGCTTCATTAGCCATAGCAGTAAGTAAATCAGGCTCCATTTGACCAGATCCACCAGCAGCGTAACGCTTTCCCCTTTTACCCGTAAAACCTTTCTCAGAATAACCAGTAACACCAGCTGCCATTGAAGCTTGAGCAATATCTCTAACAAGTTTTTCTTGTGTTGCTAAAAGGCCGTTTTGAGTCTTGATAGCATCAATAATCAACTTCTGCTTTTGCTCTTGGGTTAAGGTAGCACTTCCAATGCTTTGCCTTAATTTATCATCCTTTTGTAATAAATTAACAATCCCAGACTCAACACTCCTAAGCTTTTCTGTAGCAGAACCCATTTCAATAATGGTCTGGAATCCCTCTTTAGCAAACTTAATAACAGCCCCAAAAATCTTAACAAACCCTGCTACAAAAAGGGCTAACCCTGGGCCTGATATAAATTTTCCAATAACGGCAAACAATCCTTTTACAAAAGTATTGCCCTTTTCTGGGTCAAGAGCATCGTTCAATCCTTCAGATAAAGCTGTTGCAAAACCAACCACATTTTCAAGAAGTGGACCAAGTGTTAGTCCTCCCAATCGATCTGCGAAAGCTGTTACAGAAACAGTAAGGTCATTGATTTGAGCTAGTAAACTTTCATTAAGTTGAGCATTCTTTTCGATAGCTTCATTTGATGCGTTATAAGCTTTGTCGGTAGCATTTCCAAAAACAGAAGCCTCATTACTTAAATCTTTTAAGGCAGCACTAACCACGTTAATTTGATAAACACCACCAGCAAGTTCTTTAATTTGAGAAGCTACAGCTGGATCAGAAACAGAATCCAAAGCTTTTGACAAAGCCTGTAGTTTTTGAACTCCACTTTGCCCAGCATCAATAGCAACACCAAGTTCTTGAAGTTGATCAATGGTATCACCCCTACTTAGTCTTGTAAAAATAGATTTAAAAGCGTTACCAATAACAGCACCACCTCGTGCAGTTCTTTGTTCAACCGCCGTAATCAATCCAAGAAGTTCTTCGAAGCTAACTCCAGCATCCTCTGCTGTAGATCCAGCACGACTAAAACCTTGTGCGAGGTCTTGAGCAGAAACCGCAAACGCAGTATCTACCGCAACAATCTTGTTAACAATTTGGGTTGCTGATAGACCTGCTGAAGTAAAACCATTCATAGCGGCTGTCAGAGCCTTTACAGAGTCTTGCGCTCCTAAACCAGATATCCTAGTTAAGATCAATGCTGCCTCTAGTCTTTTCGCACTCTCAGCGGCATCAAGACCTTGACGAGCTAATTCGGCAGCACCATCAGCAACGGTTTGGAAAGATTGCCCTGTATTCTTAGCTACATTAAAAATAGCATTTCTGTATTTATTAAACTCTGCGGCTCCTGCCCCCAAGATCGAGTTAATCTCAATTAATTTAGCTTGAACAGTAACAGTTGTTGAAACTAGAGATTTAAATGACTGCGTAACTCCATTAATAACAGATGTAGTAGCTCCAAAAGCAAAAACACGAGCAGTAGAAGCATCAAGCGATTTCTGGAATTCTGAAGCTTGACCTGTAATCCTCCCCAAAGCTTGTTGCACCTGTTTAGCAGATGCGTTTAAACTCGCAGGATTAAGCGTTATATTTGCTTGTAAATTGATTGGAGCTGCCATTGTAATTTAATACACTAAAATCGTATTAAAAGTCAGAAGCCTCAAGTTTACCGCCTTTTTTAGCCATTTTTTGTCTTAAGTCGTCTACACCATGAACAACAGACTTATCTTTAGACTCTTCTGTTTTGGGATTAAACTTATAAACCTTCAATGGATCAGATTTAATTTCTGTAGGCATGTCGTAATTTTTAAGCTTATTTAATAATACTGAAGCGTAAGAAATAAGATTCTTTTGCCACAAAGAAATGCTGTAAATATCTGTTTTAAAGATATCAAATGGATTCCTGTACATATTACTATAGATGTCAAAAAAAGACGCATCATACGCCATCTTTAACATATTATCCCTACTTCCAATCTGCTCTATCTTTTCCCCCATTTTTGGGATCAGATAGAATAAATCTTCCCTGTTGATATTTTTAGTCATCTCCTCGTCCTCAAAGAGATTATCTTCCAGAGTTTTTGTATATTTCTTTTTGCTTGCTAGGTTTTCAGCACAATGAGCTATAATAGAGTTCTTCTTGTCTAAAAGATCTTTTAACTTTTTTTTGTCTTCATTGATAGAGTTTTCCATAGCCTTCCTTGCCATGTAATCAGAAACCTTTGACAAAGCTGTCTCTGATTTATCAATAACCCATTCTAAACTCTTGACAGATTCTTCCTCTTGTTTAGTCCAAAAACCCTTTGAAATTGCGATCTCAAGCAATTCACTCTTGGATTTAATACCTCTTTTTAAAGCAGCCAAAAAAGCCTCACTCTCAAACTCAGAGAGTTCAAGGTCATCGTAAATTCGAAAATGCCTGAAGTAATATGTCTTATTGTTGGCTACAATTTTACTATAGCCACGAAGAACATCTAATAAGCAAACGCTTATATTTACATCCTCTGTATTCATTCATCGCCAAAGATATCCTTAAGTGATTGTGAAATCTCTTTCTGGTTTGTGCCAAGCTTGTTATACCAAATATTGGCAACTTTAGCTAATCGACCAAAGCTCTCATCAAAAATACTCTTGTTTTTCAAGAGGTCTTTATCTTTGATATCTTCTTCGTCTTCGTTGAGGGCTAAATAATGCTCCCTCTTATCTTCAAAAGTTTCTCCAACAAACAATGGAAACTGTTCTTTCTTTTCTCCAAACTCCTCTTCATAATAAGAGAAATTGAAAATAAACCATTCCATCAGCTTTGTTTCAGACTTAGCTTC